CTAATGTGAACATAACCGTTAATCTTTAATGTTTAGATATTGTTGTTGAAGTTTAATTACCATGTTGTATACTGACTCAACATGTTCTCCTAGAAATGAGTTTGTACGAATCATGTTCAACAATACTTCAATTTCTTGTTTAGACAACGAAAGCTCCTCGTTAGTTGAAGAGCTTTCCGTTTCTTTTGTATTTTGTGGTTTTCTGTTTATAATACCCATATAACTAATTATAATAAATTTTATGCATACATCCAAATTGTACCATCTGTATTTGTATAAATTGAACCAGCTGTTACAAATTCACCTGTGGTTGGTTTTGTTGAAGTATGTGCTGTCTCAGTAAATACATATGCTGCAAATGCTGAATTACCATCTGTCCCAATTGTAATCGCATTGGTTGAATCAGTTAATCCATTTTGGTATCCCCAACGGTCTGTTGCTGAATCATAACCGAATGCAATATTGCCTGCTGCATCAGAACCTCTATCAATTATAATACCCCCATCACCTGCTGTTGCAGATCCTGAAGCTAATAAGATAAATTTATCTTCAACATATAAGTCCGCAGTGTTAACAGTTGTAGTTGTACCATTAACATATAAATCGCCAGTTACTGTTAAGTTATTTCCTATAGTAACATTATTAGGTAATCCAATTGTATATGACGGACCTGCTCCTAATGCTTGTGCCGTTGTACCTGTAATTTCAACTTCATTTGATGTACCAGTTAAAGATATTGTTGTGTTACCTTGAACTGCTGTGTTTGATGACGAACCATAATTAACTGCAATTGTTGGCTGACTTCCTTCGCCTGTATTTGAACCGATCGAAACACCTGTACCTGTACCTAAATTTGCAACATAATCGCCTGTTGTATCAGTTCCTAATGCTACTGAGTTAGCTGCAATAGAAGCTACACCTGCTGAAGATATTGTGATATCACCTGATACAGTTGCAAAAATTGAACTAGAATAGTAAGGCAACATTGACCCAGAGTTAACTGAGAATGTTTGTGCCGCAGATCCGTTATATGCTGTACCAGATAATCCAGCTCCCGCTGTTAATGAATCTAAGTTAGTTCCTAGAGCTTTACCGGATATAGTTGAATTAGCTAAACTAGAATTAGGAATAGCGCCTAATGTAAATGTAATAGAATCCGCACCAGCATCTCCTACGATTGCTAAACCTGCTCCTGAGGATGATGCGAATGTTAATGTGTCTGCCTGTGCGTCTGTAATTACATTTACGCCATTGATTGACATCGTAGCAAATGTGTTCGGCAAGCCCGCAGCTATTAAATATCCAGAATCATTATTTAATTGTGAAATGTTACTGCCCGAGACAACAACCTTTTTCCATTCTGCCATGTTTATTTCCTTGTTTTATATATAAATATCGTATTTCAGTTAAAATCAATCCAAACCTACCCAAAATGAAGTAGATGTAAAATATATACCTCCGTTTGGTGCTGGATTAGATAATTGTGAACTTTGAGTTGCTACTGTTATTACACCGCTTTGTGATACTGTTAATAACGATTGATTGCTCCAATTCTTTATAATAAAAATATCATTAGCTGTACTAGTGATTCCAACAGAACCTGTGACTGCTAAAGAGCCTGTCAAATTAAGTGATCCAGTTATTATCGGTGCAAATAGTCTCATTTAGTATAAATATCGTTTATTACGTTTTATGGTAGTCCGTACGTGGTTTTAATTGCATTGTAGTTTTGTGTAATTTCTAAAGCTGATAAGGCTCTATTGTACAATCTCATTTGGTAGAATACTGGTTGAAAAGCTGACCCTGAATTATTCATCTTATCTGTATGTCCAGTTCCGGCGTTTGAATGTCTTGAACCAAAGTAGAAATTATTAGTAGTGAATAGGGTTTGAGCTGTAATGGTATCGGTTGTTCCGACTTGCGTACTATTCAAGTATAAGCTGTGTGCAGTGTTGTTTATAACAAAAGTCCAATGCCTTATTGAATTGCTAGGTGTTACTGCTTCATTGGAAGCTAAACCAGGTCTACCATAGTTGATACCAGTTGCACTTCCCATAAACGCAAAATAGCCGCGACCTCCACTATAAACCTCATTACCCCAAACAGTTGCCCAATGGGAGGTTGGATTAAATGATGCTACAATTTCGACAGTTACCGTATTGCTGTTAATATTATAAGGAACGCTGATATAGTCATTTCCAGTATAACTTGCGTTATTTAATTTTATACCACCTCCATTATTTGATACATAAGTTGGAGAACCTTGCAAAGTTGCGTCATATCCATTACTAGTAGCATCTATCCACGTAGTTCCTGAATTTGGTGCAGTTTGTAGGTTAAACACTAAACCCGACGTTACTATAGATGAAGTATTATTTGAGCTAATATTGGGCTGTACGGGATATAAAAAACTAAATGGAATTATCATATCATATTCTTAACGTTAGCAACATATAATGTAGATTCATCATATGAAATAAATGTTAATATATCAACACTAGTAGTTGTAGTTGGGATATATGCTGATCCAGATGGTTGTTTTACTGATGTAGGAAACGAAACGGTTGCACTACCTGTCGTTGATATAAGCAATGTACTTGTAACGCCTGGGCGTATATTTGAAGGGTTTATAAATGTGGTTGTTCCTGCAACTAATTGTAATGTATAAAAACTCGATCTTGATAAATCTATAGATGCTGTATTAGATGAAATTGATAATGCTACTACATTACTTTGAGTTGAACCCGTAACAATTAATGATCCAGTAACAGTTAAATTACCAGTAATAGTAACATTTCTTGTTGAAAAATCACCTCCAATTAATGGAGTGCCGTAATCATTATGTATGTATAATTTATCAGACTCTGTTACAGAACTAGTTGTACCTGCTCTAAATCCTAAATAAACATTGCGCTGAGACGTGTTACTAGCATTTTTACCTGCTTGGTATCCAAATGCTACATTATTGCTTCCGCCGTTGTATAACGCTTGATAACCTGTTGCGACACTATTATATACATTACCGCCTCCTGCTGCTTGATTACCAACTGCTGTTGTTGCCCATCCTGCTACATTGCTACCCAATGCTCCATTTCCGATTGCAGTGTTTATATAACCTGTTTGATTAACTTGCATTGCAGCATGGCCGAATATAGTATTATTATATCCGGTTGTGTTTTGAGTTAATGCTGCAGTGCCTACAATCAAATTTGTTGTAATATTTGGAGTAGCTGGTCCATATCCAATTATAAATGGAAATGTTGCTGTTGAATCTAAATAAATATTTTTTGCATTGTTATAAAATGTACCATTAAGTGTTACATCTTGTGTCAATGTGTTTAAATACGATGCTGTTGCTGATGCACCTCCTACATTTAATGCGTGTGATGCTGTTAATGCATAAGATGCTGAAGTTGATGTTAATGCATATGAAGATGATTGTGGCGATGGATTTTGTAATGCTCCGCCGACAGTGACAACTGCTGTTCCGCTTTCTAAAGTTGGAAACGAAATTGTTACAGTATTAGAATCTGTTAAATCAATATTTTGCGGAATCATTTCATCATAATTAGTGTCATACGTTTGTACTAAAACATATCGCGATTCTAAATTATGAATAACAGTCCATGTAGATGAATTGCTAAATGATTGAGTATAGTTGCTACTATATAATGTGTCAATATATGAGGCTGTTGCTGCAAATGAACTAGATAATGCCTGTAACGCATATGATGCTGTTACTGGTACATTTAATGCATATGATGCTGTTGTTGCAAATGAAGCAGTCCCAAATAATGAGCCTGTTATGCCTGATCCTGACACTAATAAACTTCCAGTAATTACAGCCGATCCGCTATACGGAAACCCAGAGCCTGTTAACGCATATGATGCTGTTAATGCAAAACTAGATGAAATATCATACAATGAACCCGTACGTAGTTGGCCTGGTCTTAATTGTCTTGTCATTATGCCCATCTCCCATTTACTACAATTACGTCTTGAGATTCGATGCTATATCCTAGCAATGCAGTATCAAATACAATTGTTTGTGTCGCCATATCACTAGGTGTCCAATTATATGCAATCTTGTCAATATATTGTCCGTTCATATAAACATTAAATTCATTTTTGCTAGCAGTTTGTAGTGTAGTTGGATTAATTTTCGCAGTCGCAGCAATTGTTACTGTGGTTGCAGATGAATATGTTGCAAACTGATCTGTTAATTGTGTCAAGTAACCCATTGTTGCTGCATCTACCGTTGTAGAAGAGCCACCACTTGATACTAATACACTGCCGCCACTTGAAATAATATTCTGTGCTTGTAATAATTGATTTGGTACAATTGTACTACTAAATAAATCTGTATCGATATCAATCACTGTATCAAATGATAATTTTTTAATTGAATACATTTTTCTTATAGTTGACAATCTATTTTCTTGTGCTGACAATAATGTGCCTTGCACAGTTAGTGGAATTGTAGCTCGTACTAGACGGTCTTCGCCAACGGTATTAACTGTCTCGGTACTAATTGAACCTATAGAAGTTGGAAATTTATTTCCATCATTTCCCCAAGAAAATCTACCATATGGCAGTATTTGATCAATCAATTCGTTTATTTGTTCTGTGAAATCACACCATATCAATAATTCATATTCTAAAGTAACATATTTAGGAATATCTACAATATATATTTGTTCTGATGGTTGATTTTGATTTGTTGGAATTGGGAATAGTTCGTCTTCATAACGATTCCTGTCATTGTACTTGCTTTTATAAATCAATTGGTTTGCAGACTGTGGACGATTAACATCTAAAGTTTTTTGTGAATCTCGTTCTGCAACGCTATTACGTTTTATCATGATTACTGGAGATTGTAACATACCTTTTTCATCACGCAAATATCCTAAACGTCTTACATTATCCCACTTCTCACCATTAGCAAAAATTGTCGGAACTGAAATTAATTGTTCGTCTGCAGTTATTTGTGGTCGTATATCATTATCAAGAAACCACTTAATTGCATAATCAATATCATATACCGTGCGTTGCTGAGATCGTACAACATCGTCATCACGTCGTATTTGTGATGCACGATTTAACAATAAATCAGGCGTTAATCCTTCAGTACGAATTAACTCTGGTTTATTTGTTTTACGATCAATATTTTGTCTATTCAATCTAGGCATTAATATCCTTTATATGCAGGTGCGTCATTATTGCCGCCTCTTCTAATATTTTTTATACCTTGTGGCGTTTGTCTTGTTGCATGTGCATCACATATTACTGATACACTATATCCATGTTCTGATCCATTTGGCCATGTGTCTGGGTTTTTACCAGCAAAATACTGATTAGCATCTACATTGTCAATTTCATAGTATTCATTATCCCATAATATGATATCGCCAACTTCAGGAAAAAAGTCTGCTCTTTCTAAGATATCTCTAGATAATCCAAATTGTGCTGTTCTAGTATATGAATGACCGAAATCATCCATAGAAGCAGTTTTGCCTTCTTTTGTAATTAAACACGGAATTAATATTGAATCATAAAAAGCTTTTTTTGTAGATTCACCATACAAATTAGATTTGCTTTGTTCTACACTTAATTTAAAAAATTCAATTTCTGTGTCAACAATTGCATTGATCAATTCTGAATTAATTGCTGCTAAAAATCTAGCATCTCGTTTTCCGCCAAATAGTGCCATTAAACTTCTCCTTACCCAACATAAATTTTTAATGGAACTTTTGCTAGAATTTCATTCATTTGAGTTGATTCTGCATTTTGTCTTGTTATCATTGCTTCTCGTGTCATTTTATCTAAAAATTCACGAAGCTGTGTTATTAACGATTCTTTTTCACTTTGCCCTTGAGAGACTAATTCAGATCCATTTAATGTTATTTCTGAATTTGGAATTGGAACTGAACTATATTTACCTCGTACGAAGCCTAACATTTCTTTTGCTAGAGCCGTTGCATATTTAATAATCCACGCACGCCCCATATCATTAATGCTACTGTATTTTTGATATGTATATGGTATATTAGACGCGTCACTTACCGCACCGTTTATAAGTGCTGTATTGCCGAATAAAAGTGCGTCATTATTCTTTTGTTCTTCGAAGATATAGTCAATCCAAACTTGTCCGTAAAATATAGATGATGCCGAACTTCCTGTACCTGATGTTGGTATTGGATAAAATTTAATATCATCTCCATGTATCTCAAATGTGTAATGAGACTTACGTATTTGATCATTAAACTCAATTGCTTGTAGTCTCAATAAATCTGCATGTATTGGCATCATCATAAAACTAATTGAAGGAGAAAAGCCTCCAAAGTTAAATGAGTCCATCAATTGTTGTGAACCTAAACCTGTTCCTACGAATGGATCAAAGTATCTAACAATTGCTGGCGGTGGATTATGAAGTACTCGTTTAATTTCAATTGAACTAGTATTTGATAAGGTAATACCTAATGATTTAGATACAGCAGTTCTAATACTATAAGTTTGTTGCCCAGGAACCATTTCAATCATTGCTTTTTTCCAAGTAGTAGTACCACCTGAATCAGCTTCTGTTCCATATGCTTTTGACAGTTTTGATACATACCCAAATGAATTTCCTACAACTTGTCCTGTGAATCCATTACTAGATAAGAAGTTCGAACCAGTTTGTATACCTAATGTACTCATCAAGTTGTTAACAATATTAACTTGATTAACTTGATTTGAATATTCCATTATAGCAGCTTCAAATGCTGTATAAAAGTTAATATCTTGTAGTTCGACATCCATTATAGGATATCCTAGGTGTTGTGCTGCATATTGAGCAAAACTGTCTGAATGTGATTGAAACAATGTCTCATTGTCAAAAAATCCAAAAGGTGTAGACCCCACCGTAAATGATGAACTTCCTGGCCAAATTGGCTTATTTTCACTATAATCCATTGTTGTTTCCTTTTATAAATAAATATAGTTATTAATCATTTAGACGATTTAAAATATCATCTAAAGCTTCGTGGCGATGATTATCTAATAAAATGATTTCATTAACCCATTTTGAATCTCGCAATTTAGGAACTTCGTGTGTTGCAGAATCATTTTTAAATTTTAAATCTACCTGATATTTGTCGCCGCATAAAATCATGATACTATCTTTACCTAATCTAGATAATACCATTTTTAATTGTTCTTTTGTTAAGTTCTGGAATTCATCTACAATACAAACTGCGTTGTCAAATGTTCTTCCGCGAAAGTGTGCTAGTGAAACAAGTTCAATACTTTCTTCCTTTTCCATTTTTTCTAGTAGCTCCGGTTTATTATAAACCTTACGCATATTGCTACGAATTGGAACTAACCATGGTTCCATTTTCTCTGTAAGTGATCCTGGTAAGAATCCATTATCTTCATTCGACACAGTTGGTCTTGTTATAATAAGTTTGTTAACTCGACGTTTAAAAAACATATCTAATGCAATTTGCACTGCTAAAAGTGTTTTGCCCGAACCTGCTTTCCCTAATATAAAATTGAATGGTGTTTCAATTATTTTTGCTTTTGCTTCCTTTTGTTCCTCAGATAATGTAATTGAAAATTTAATATCATTCTTTGGAGGAGTTTTCTCCTTGTTCGGTGTTGCCATAATAACCTTTGTTTAAATTAAAATAATTTTGTAAGTGTAGTATCTTGTAACGTCATATCTTTAAGTGTTTCAATTTTACCTAAACATGCTTTTCTAATTCCATAGAATGTATCACGTGGAGGATGTGGTGTCATCACTTTTATAGTTACTAATTCTTTTTCAGGTCCTAAATCTTGTTCAATATGAACCATGAGTACTAAACTAATTGCTCTGATTCTATCTAATACATCTACTAATCGTCCATCATAACGAATTATAGCTTGCATCGAATATTTGTTGTGCGGAACTGCCATATTGTTTTTCTTTTTATATAAATATTTGAACAGTAAAAAAGGGATGACCGAAGCCACCCCTTTTCCTTATTCCTTAATTCAATAAATCATTAATTAAAATAATTCAATTAAATATTAAAGAGTGTTTAACCCGTGTACGTAAACTTTACCGTAGAATTCTGGACGAACTACTTTTTTCGCGTAACGTGTCATAACACCTTTACGTGGAGTGAAGTTAACTGGATCGTACACTAATGGAGTCATGATCAACGGAATATAAGGACTAAATACTGCACCTGTCTCTAAGAACTGCGCACCTCTGAAGCCCATTAATATTACATTTTCTTTCATGTATGGGTTTTTGTAAACTGTGTAACGATTATTAATCGCACCAATTTTTTGAACACCAGCTGCAAATTCCATTTTAGTACCGTCTGTGTCAGCAGCAAATCCTGGGATAGACTCAAGAATTGTAGCTACTGCTGGACTTGTTACTAAGAAGTTAGCACCACCACGTAATGTTTTTTGGTGAATTTTGTTAGATACTTTTTGAAGTTTAGTACCTAAAGTTTGGAACCAACCACCTTGAGTGTTGTAGAATCCAGCACCAGTTGAATCAGTTTGAGTAAAACCAGTTCCGTTCCATACGTTGTTGTTTTTAGCTGACCAATACTCAGTTGTTGGAGCTGCTGCGATCAACATATCTAAGATCTCTAAATCGATTTCCATAGAAACGTATTCAGACAACATAGAAGTTAATTCTGCTTCAGCATCAATTGAATGGTAAGCGTTCAAATCTTGAGCAAACTCTGGAGTCCAAACTGCTTTCAATTTACGTGTTTTAGCAACGATTGGCTCTGATTGCATTTCCAAGTTGATTTCTGGAATGTCGATGTCAGCATTATATCCGTTACCGTAAGCTGTTTTATCTTCAAAGTCACCACGAGTGATATCAGTTGGTTGTTTGCTATATGCTACTGAATACAATGTTGTTCCGCTCATACCTGCTGATTTAGATACGAAGAACTCAATATTACCAGTTGCTGTGTTGAATTTTGTAAATGCTGGAACATTCATTGCTGCAGTTACATTTGAACCTGAAGTTAATACGAATGAACGAACTGCGTTTAAGTCTGGAGAAGTTAATGAACCTGTTGATACATAAACAACTGTATATCCTGCTAAGTTTGCTGTATAATCTGAATCAAAATTAACTGACCCTGATCCTGCTGAAGCAGCAGAAGCTGTAGTTGCAGCAACACCTGTTGCAGATACATCATTTAAAGTGTATCCGAAACGACCCGCACCATAAAGACCTCCTGATGGATCACCTGATGTAGTTGTAACACCAAATAATGAATCATCAGCATTTGGAGAACTAAATGGATCACCTGTTCTGTCGTTGTTATCTGCATCAAATCCAGCTTGAGCTGTACCATATTTAAAATCTAAATAGAAAATAAGTCCTGATGGTAAGTTCATTGGTTGAACTGATACGAATTCTTTAGCTGCAAATTCAGCAAAAATACGACGTACCAATGGCAAAGCCACACCAGCCCACTCTTCAGATCCAGCTGTTGTACCTGTTGAAGTTGCTTCTTTTACTAATTGACGTGCTTGGTTTTCAAGCAATTGCGCCATACCTGCTTTTTCAGTCTCAGATCTAAGACCTTCTAATAATCCTGTCTTCTCCCATTTAGAAACTGCTAATTTAGCATTGTTTCTTTGAACGAAGTCATTTGTTTGTAATAAGTTTGAAATACTCATTTTTCGTTTTCCTTTTTTTTTAATTTTATAGCAATCCTGCTAATTTTTTCCATCTGTTAGCTAATTCAAATCCTTCAGATAAAACTTGTGTTGTTTCTTTCTTAGGTGCTGTCGTTGCTGTTGCTTTCGATGCATAAGATTCTTTAACTACACGTTTTTTACTTGGACGGTTGAATGATTCAGCTAAAGTACTAAATACTAATTTTACTTCTCTTGTGTTTCCAGCTCTGTCAAAGTTTTCAATTACTTTCATTTTTTGACCTTCTGTCAACTCAAAATTGCGGAACAATTTGTTTGTGTAAAGAAGTTTTGCATTTAACAAGTTAACTTCGTTGATGATAGATTTAAGTTGACGTACTGTATTATACGCTTCTTCTAACTCTTCTTTCATTGCTTCAACTTCACCAGTTTCGTCTTGTACAGATACATCACCTTCTTCTTCTTCACGTAGGATTGATTCAATGATTTCGTCGATGTTTAAGTCATCAGCTTCTTCAGTGTAATCACCTTCCATCATCGGATCTTCTAATTCAAATTCATCTTCTTCCATCATTGGCTCTTCTGGTTCTTCTAAGTCACCTTCTAACTCGCGAATGATTGCTTCAAGATTAAGATCTTCATCAGATTCTTCATATCCTTCGTTGTACTCTTCCTCAGGGTTTTCAGCTGGCATATCTTCTGCTGGCATTTCTTCTGCCGGCATATCTTCGCCTTCTTCGTTACCCATTGGTTCATTAGACATAATGTCAAACTCATCAAATTCTCCGTCACCATCAACGTCGATTGATAAATCTCCAACATCTGTCCCTAATTCGTCTTCAGCGCCTGCTGCACCCATATCATCCATTGCTGGTTCTTCAGCTGGTACTTCTTCTTCACTATCAAGTTCATTCTCGATTTGATCAGAGATCATACGTTGGATTCTTGGGGCAAATGCTTCTTGAAGAGCGATCTTTGCGTTTGCTAATGCAGTTTCTTTAACAGCACGAGCATCTGCGATTGCTTCTTTTAGCAAATCTGATTTTGCCATAAGTTTACTCCTTAAATTTGTTTTTTGGAAATAAGATTATTCGGAATCTTAATAGAATATTTTAATTTTTTCTAGACGCTATATAATAGGTTGGAATAGCGTATTCTAAAATAAATATAGACAAGTTTGAAAAACCAGTAAAAAAGCCCCAACTTATTAGGAAGGGGCTTTAATAATTAATTAAATTAATTTTTATTTAGAATGCAAATCTCTTACCATTTGCATGAATGCCGCATCTTGTAGTTGTTTGCGACGTTTAACTCCTGGTTTGATAAATTCACGTCTGTCTTTAACTTCTTCTAAGATGTTTGCTGATTTTACTTTTCGTTTCCACGCCTTAAGTGCATGTGCTAAATCTTCTCTCGTTGATCCGATAACTTTAACTGCTAATGCATTTCCTGGCACAATTTGTTGATGTTGTTTTTGTTTTTTACTCATATAACTTGTTTAAAATTTATTACATTTCTATTGATGGTCTTTGTTTCTTTGTAGGACGTTGTGAACGTACATTGAATCTAAAATGTTTTACACTTGGTAATTGTGAAACATAGCCTTGTATTTTTTGTGATTCTCGTGCTGGGTCTTCTCCTAATCTAAAATAAAAATATCCTACAGTTCCTGATTTTGAAATCTTTTTGCTGATAATAGTAAATCCTTTTTTCTCTGCCCATTGTTGAATGTCATTGGCTACTACTTGTGCTTGTGCTGCGTCATATATAACATATTCTACGCCTCCTCGGTAATCAGTCATATGATTAATAAGTTGAGCTTCATCAACTAATTTCACATCTAATCCTTTTTTTGCTAATTCCTCAGCCTTTGCAGGATCTTTAACTGATATACTTCCTTTTACTGCTTGTTCAGTTAATCCAAAAAATTCTTTATATAATTTTTTTAGTTTATTCATTTTATACCTTTAATATAAAAAATATTAGTTAATTATCCAAATTAATTAACGTCGAAGTATTTATTTAAACCTTGTGCAATGTCTTCATAAGCTGCACTTAAACGTTGTTGCAATTGACTCATTTCTTTTGCAGTTGCTTCAAATACACGATATGAATCATTCAAGTTTTTCATGTGACGTTTAACTGTTACATTATCAAACCAATCTCCAGCTTCAGTTGTAATTTGTTCTGCTTTGTTGATCATGTCTTTAACTCGGTCCGTTAAATTTTGAAGATCGCCTCTACCATAAACAGAATCACCCATTTCGCTGAAACGTTTTACTTGATCTAAAAACTCTTGTTTTTCTTCTTTAGATAATGGCTGTGGTTGATCTTCATTGATCATTTCCAAAATATATTTTAAGTTGCTTTTCATCTTATTATATTCTACATTTACCATCTTCGCATAAAATCGAAGTTATAAGGCTGTTTACTTTATTATATTTATTTGTGGTATTCATTTTACCAACTGATTCGTGCATGTGCGTAGGACGCATAAAAGCCCCATGTGTAGAAGGATTAGATACGAAGTCCCAACAAATTAATTCAAAGTCTTCTTGAACTTCAACAGCACCTTCGTTTCTAAGTTCTTTAACAGATCCTAAACCGCGGGATGAAATACCTAATGTAATTCCAGCTTTAAAAAGTTCTTTAAGAATTTTACCTGACGGAGTTTCTAAAATTTGAACTGCTCCTTTTAAATCATCACCTTCCCACCATATTTTTAAAATGTTATGAGAAACGTTGTTCAAGTTAACAACTGATGATTCTGGATGATCTAACTCGCCTAATGCTCTATGTTGATCAATATATTCTTTTTGATAACGTACACATTCACGCATCAATATATTTTTTGGATAAATTCTTCCGTTTTGATTCTTAGCACCAGCACGTTGTAAAACACCTTGCACTACAAAACCACCCGGAACGCCATATGCAGCACCGCTTGTTTCATTTAATGAACCAATTGGTTTAAATTGCATATATTCTACTAATAATTTTGACATCTTACTCCCCTAATGATCTTACTCGTTCTGATATTTTAATTAATCGCTCTGATATTTTATTTAGTGCTTTTGAGGTACTTGGACCATATTCAGACGATGCAATTCCAGATTCTGTTTTTAATCTAGTATTGTATTGCACTAATGTTTCAATTTCATGAAGCTTCTTTGCAATTTCTTTAATTGTATTTTTTACTTTATGTGATGGTTTAACATCACCTTTTTTAAAGTCTCGATACCCTTCGATAATTGCTAAATATTTTTGTTCCATTGCTTCTTCAACTTTTTTATATCCTAGTTGTTCAGCTGTTTTGTCATTTGTTTTTTTAGCAAATGCCTTAGGAGTATTAAATCCAGCAATAGCACCTGTTACATTTTGTTCGTCAATTTCATCATTACAAATACATTTATCTGATGGACGATCACATCCATCACAATAATCATTTTCTATTTCTTGAAACTTTTCTTTCATTTCTCTTAATAGTGATTTCATTAATGGATCTCCTTTAATTCTCGAACTAAATCAAAATAACGTAACAATGATAACACGTGTGATTCTTTAATTGTCTTCATTGATTCTACATTACAAAGCATTTCTGACAATTTAGATACTTTTATTTTTGTTGCTGCATCTGTTATAGATTTTGCTTGTTCTGCTAGATCAGCTTTAATTTTCGGAATAATTGTTTGTACATATTCACGTAAAGCTGCTGTGTCATTAACGTGTGTAATATACTTATTCAACAATTGCTTTTGTGATTCGTCTAATCCAGAATATTTTTCATTGAATTTATCAACTAATATTTTATATGACAATAAACGCATATCTTTTGGTTGAGATTCAAATGCTTCAATTAACGCATCTTTTTTAGGTTGAGCACGTTCAGTAATAATACCATGGTCAATGATTGCTGTTTTGCACTCCATTAATTGTTTTGGATTATCTGTCTCAGTATGTTCAAATATCATATTAATTGAAGCAAGTACTTTGTAGTTATTGATATGCATTTTTGCCATATTTGTAAATACAAACTTTTCTGATATTTCTTTTACTAGATTATATCGTTGACGTTTCAATACGCTTTGGTTCAATTTATCATATGCAGACTTAACAGTACGTATATAATCTAATGCTTGAGCTTCACTTCTAAACTGTTCTTTAATTAAAGAATTGTATAGTTGCAGTTCTTTTGATAATTCAGTATTTCTACCAAAGTATTTTTTAATAATATCAATGGTTACTGATTTATTTGATGTTAATGTCTCTGAAGTTAATTTTCTAACCAACATTTCAAATAAAATACCCGTATTTTTATATTTTGAATGTTTTAATTTCTTCATGTTCTATACGATGCCTTGTGTTTTTAATAAATATGTTTCTAATTATAAAATGTTGTTTTCGTCTAACATTGTGCCAGCATCTTTATCAGCATCACGCTTCTTTTTAGAATTTAATGATTCAGTGATAATACTAACGCTCTTATTTTTAGATTTTAAATGTTTCAAAATATTATGATTTTCAACAGCAACTGATCCTGCCATCTTTTTAAATTTAGGATCTGGTTGGAATGTTGTTTTTTGGTTTTCTGGTTTAAATGCTTGTTTTAAACCTTTAGCCCCTGTAGGATCCCAACCCATTTGGTTTTTATGTTGTCCAAATTTAATTCCTTCTTTCGGACGTCCACCTAAATCTTTGTCTTCAACTTCATCACTACTCATATGCATTGATGCTAAATCGTGTGGCGTTCCAAATGAAACCCCAGTTACTGATGGATCATTTCCTTCTTGTTCAATTTGGTTTTGTCGGAATCGTAATTTTAAATCTTCTACAACGTCTGTTCTTTCTTGTAGCCATTGTTCCTCTGACATATTGAATATATATTCATAAATGTATCTGTCAGAAACTAATTTACTGTCTTTCATTGCAGTTGCTAATGTCATTTTTTCAGTCATTAATGCAACTTTTTGCTGATCGTAAATAATAGATGGTGCTGTTAATTCTAATTCAAATCCAACTAAATCTTCGCCTTCAAATCCTTGTGAATATAAATGCACAATTGCAATCTTAACTAGTTCAGACGTCACAATTTTTTGTACACGCTCAATTGTTCTAGCAAAACGAATATCCATTGATGCTAAAGTACTTTTACCTTCAACTGCTTCAGAATATCCTAAGAATGGTGCTGGTATTTTAAGTGCAGCCATCATCTTTGTTCTGATATATTCAATATCATCCATTCCGGTAAAAGTCATTCCCGGCAATGTGTCAATTGTTGTAGATGATTGACCTCCACGAACTGGCAAATAATAATCTTCTAGCATATTGCTAAGATTGAACTTTAAATTATAATTTCCTGTGTTCGGATCGATATGTGGAATCTTTTTCATTTTATTGATAATTCCTTCCATAAATGAATCAACTTCATTTGTAGGAATATTACCAATATCAATTTTAAAAATACGTTTTTCAGGCGCACGCATAATTCTATGAATAAGCATTGCGTCTTCCATCATCATTAATTTTTGGAATTCTTTACGAGCTCCTTCTAACATTGATCTACCATATGGTAAAAAGTTAGAATCTGATAACATACGGAAATGTGCTATTTCGAACACATCATATGTCATTTGTTCTGAAGCAATATTTTTGAATTTAATATCATATTCACCAGTTGCTTCATTATATTCTTCCCAACGTTCCATTTCGTAGCTAGAAAACGGACGAGCATTTAATATTCCTACTTCATCAGCAATATCTAATTTTAAAAAGAAATCACCATATTTCACCATATTTCTAATCCAAGTCCATAAATTGAACTCAATATTTAAAATATCATAAAATAAATTGTAAAGGATTTTTTGTACTTGAGTGTTATTTGTTTTAATTGTTAGAATTTCTCCAAACTGATCTGCTAATGTAGATTCATCTGAATAAATGTCTAATGCAGAACTAATAATTGGATCTTTATCCATCATTTCATAATCTGCATACAATTGCATACGATTCTGGTGCATGTAATAGTTAGAATCATATCCGCCCATTCCACCTACTCGATGCTTATTTGCTCCATGTAGTCTAGTATATCTATCTGCTACTTTACTTTGACCTAAGTTACCAACTGATTGTAAACGATTGGTATCAACTATTCTAAGTTGATCTTTTCCATACGCTCTAACAATTACGTTAGTACTAAAAAGGTTTTGTAGTCGTTTTCTTAATGACGCCATATTATATATCTTTTTTTATATAAATATATCTAAGTATAGATCAGTGGCTATTTAATAAGCCACGTTAGGCCTTCATTACCGAAACCGGTATCCCAATCCCAACCGGTATTTTGGTTTTTGCTATTTCCTGTGTAAATAACTGTATTAGATTTTTGGAATGATGATAATGCTTTTTTATTTAATTCAATTCCTTGTTGACGTAGTTTTAAAGTTGAGTCGCGAAGCCAAAGTCCAATACAGAATGACATTACTAAGTCATCGTTATAGCCTTGTTGTGCTTGTGCTTTCCCATTTAACCATACAAATACCAATAGCTCTTGTATTAATCTCTTACTACGAATAATAGGTGTTTTTTCACGCATATACATTTCTAATGCTGAAATCATTAATGGACGTGTACGTGTTGTAGTTGATACTCCCGGAACCATTTGGCTCTTATCTTTCATATCATAACCTTTTTTCAATTGCACATCAGCATCTGTATATCCATCATCTTTATATGTATAATGTAAATTAGGATAACCTCTATCTAATGCTGGTTGAATTGCTGCCCAACCAATGTTTGCATTTTCAATTGCTAGCAATGCATTGTTCCATTCTGTTGCAACTGTTACAAGCATTTGGCCAAATTCATTAGGAGGAATTTTTCCTTTATACTCAGCAACTTGTCGTACATCTTGAACATCAAAAACATGAAATGCAGAATAATCTCCTCCATCACCACGTGCGACGTCAGCTACTACTAAATAGTCACGTTGATAATCTGGATATTCCCACACCCAATAGTTTCCATCGAAACCTCGTCTTTCAATTGGATCTGAAGTTTGTTCATCATATTCTAATAATAACGGACCGTCAACTACAGTATGTCCTGAACTAACAAAGTCACAATCACATTCTTGAGCAGCTCCACGTTCGCCTAATAATTTAGTTTGTTCATCTCGCCAATCTTGATCGCGTTCTGGATGTACTGTCCAATGTAGTTTAACTGTATGGAATCCGTTAATATTTGCTTCAGCATCAGCCCATGTTTGATGAAACCAGTTACCAACCCCGTTAGGAGTTGATAATACTATAGCACCCCCACCCGTTGATAATGTTGCTTGCGATGCAATCCATATTTCTTCAATATTACGAATAAACGCAGCCTCATCAACTATTAATAATGATAATGCTTCTGAACGTGCTCCAGTACCTGCTGATGATACTGCTTTAATTTGTGAGCCGTTTTTAAATTTTAAAGATAGTTTATTGTCTGCTTCAACAGATCCTTTTAACCAACTCGGTAAATTGTCGTGCATGACACGAACTTTTGTTACTAAGTTTTTTGCTACTTCTTGTGTTGTTGCAATAACTAAAACGTTGAAGTCTTCCGCAAATAGCATTGACCAAAGAGCAAACCCAGCTGCTAATGTTGATATACCTAACTGACGTGATTTTAATATTACATTGTAACGATTATCACGCAATTCTGTTAATGAATCTTCCTGAAATGGGAAAAGGTTAAATTTAATCTTTCCTCGCTTAGGGTGTTGGATATAACAATAATTACGCATAAAAAATACAGGATCTTTAGCACACATCATGTACTGTTGCTGTATTATTTGTTTTATGCTAGGTTGACTCATAACGTTATTTTAATAATCGGTCTATGAATACTCCACCAACGAAGCCCATTCCTAACCAAAGATATTTGTTATTATACCATTTGTTTGTTATGCGTTCTTTTTCAACATATAAGTTGATATTTTCTTGAAGTAAACTAGTTTGTTGTTTTTGATATGCAATTTGTGTAGAATCTAGTTTAATCATTTCTTTTTGTTTTTCGATTAAACTTTTGTATTCTGGAATTAGTTCATCATTAATATCACATACAGCAAATAAAGAATCAATTGTAAATGAAATGTCTTTAATTTCTTGTTGAGTAAAACATGTATCAGGTACAACTTTAGCTTTAGCTTTTTGTGAAAAACTAATTGCTGGAATTATTAAACATAATATGATTAAGAACTTTTTCATTTTTTCTTTTTTCTTCCACGTGATGTTTTTGCTAAAATATTGTCTTTTGCTTCCTCTACTGGAACTTCTTCGATTACAATATTTTCTTTCTTTTCTTCAAATGCTTCAATTAATGTTTCGTGTTGAACAATTTCTTCCGCAACTTCTGCTCGTGCTTCTTCTACTTGTTCAATCTTTTCTTCAAGAACTTCAATTTCTTTTTCGTTCTCTTTGATCTTTTTATTAATTTTACTTACTTTTTTAGATTTACTATTATTCAATAACATAAATCCAACGATAGCTGCTACTGCTCCAGCAATAACAAACCAATACTTTTTAATTAGTTTCATTGTTTTCTTTATTTAGGTTGTTTAAAAATTCTTCTTTAAATTTGTCAAATTGTTTTTGAACTGTTTCGTGAAATTCTTCTGGGGTCATTTTTGCGGCCCATGTTTCAACGTCTCCGTTCGTACTACTAACAAATTTACTTGATTCAGTATATGCTTGTTTTAACATTTCAACATCTCGTTCTGCAGATGCTAACCAAGCTATTGCATTTTCGCGAATTTTATTTTGTTCATACTCCTCGAACTTGCCAGCTTTTTTCAATTCATGTTCCATATCAACAACGCAATCTAAACACATTCCGTGTATTTTACGCATTTTAATATCTGCTTGATTTTTACCGGAACATGTACATGTTTCTTTTCTACAATTAGGAAAAGAACGTATTTCATCACGAACAGATTGAAATATATCTGAGTTTTTTGATTTTCTTATTCGAAAGCCATCATGTTGTTCAATAACATATGTTGTTCCTGTGGAAGAATCTGTTTCTTCCCACGAGTCGCCGACATCATGACGATCATTTTGTTTAGCCACTGTTTCAGCATCAGAAAAGCCAATTGTTTTCTTAGTTTGAAATTTATGGTTGCCATCCAACATTTGTTGAATAGCTTTGACATTTTGTAACTTTTTAGACATATAACTTTTATTTTTTTTCTTGAGGAATTTCTGCAGTACTTAATTTTTTTACTGCTAATTGCTTTAATAATTTGAAAAAGTTCTTTTTATCTTCAACTTCAGAATCTTTCATTGCTAAATTAAATACCTTTGATAATGTTTTAATTCTAGCAATATTTCCGCCGTCTGACTGTAATTGTTTAACAAATTTTTCAATTGATACAGCTTCTTTAGATTCATCAGATAATTCATCTTCTGCTGCTGGTGCTGGTGCATCTGCCGGTGGTGGTGTAGTAGCGTCTGCTGTTGGAGCAGGTGCTGCTGCATCTGGTGCTGGTGCTGGTGCAGCTGGTGCTGGTGCTGCGGCAGGGTCTGTTGGAGCAGGCGCAGGTGCTGCTGCATCCGGTGCTGGAACTTCTGCATTTGGTGCTGGTTGCTCTTCTTCAGGTGCTTGTTCATTTAAAAATTGCTCTGAAAGTACTTTTTCGATTTTACGTCGTAAAAACTCTCTAACTAAACGCTCTTTTTGTTCACGAGTTAAATTTTCAATTTTATCTTTGATATTTTTCTCGTTGTCTTTTTCGTCTTGATCTTGACGCTTCTTTAACACTTTAGCAGCATGCTTTCCATCATACTCGCCATCTTCTAAATCTTTATAAAGACGATCGTCAGCATTCCACTTTACGTCCATTTTGCCATCATCTACCATTGGCTTATCTGTTTTACGTAAAACATTAGATTGTTTTTCACCTGTAGATTTTGGATTCAATTTTCCATCTTTATCATCTAACGTATAATCCTTAAGATCTTTACGTGATTTGTATTTAGTATTTTCTGGTTTTTTGTATTTGCTTTTATGTTTTTCAGCCATTTCAATATCCTTATTTTATATAAATATTACCTTGCGTACTTTAATACCCCTAGTAGTTGATTCACCGGTGCAAATGCACCTGTCATTTTGTAAGTATTACCTTGGAATGTAAATACTACTCCTTCTGATGGTACAATTGAATTAAACCCTCCTAATTTTTGTATGCGTCGAAGTTCGTGCTCTAATTTTTGTATTGTAGCAGGATCATTCTTTGCTTGTAAATCTTTGATAAGTTGAGCTAATTCAGTTTTAATATCTTGCACTGTTTTATCTGGATTTGCTGCTAAGAAGTTTTCTGCATTTTGTAATACAACTACTCCTAATCTTAAAAAGATTGATTCAAATGGTTCGAGGTTTTGTTTTTTATATTGTTTAAAATCTTTTTTATCAAATTCACTTACCCAAGCTAAAAATTCTGGGTTCTCAATTTCTTTTTTCAATACTGAGATATTTTTTGATTTGTCATCAAATGACCAACGATATATCAATGTTGTTAACATATCTTCTGGGATATCGTATCCTAGTTGTTGAGCTTTTGTTGAAATTACATCTCGCCACCACGCTTTATGATATTCGCTAATCATATCTGTATCATTAAGATTGAATTGTTGTTGTAATTGATCAATCTCATTAAAGAATGCAGCTTGTTGATCTTCAAAATCATATACACGGCCTAATTTAATACGTTGTGGAGGAATAAATGAAAATGTTTTTTGCATATGTGCATTAGCATCTTGAATAACTTGTTGCATCATTGCGCCTCCAGTTAAATCAGTCTCAACCGTTACACCTCGTTCATCGTATTCAACTAAATTATGAAATTGTAAATGAGCTTTATCATATGCAATTACATTTTTTGTAGCAGGATAAATTATTTCCATGTTAGCAAATACTCGTCCATTTTTGAATATTTGATTTAATTTTTCTTCTGGGATACTTCTTAAAGATTCTGTTAAATCTTCCGCACAAGCACGATATGCATCAACTACTTGTTTATATCCTTCCGATGCTTCCACTCCATTCTTTGCAACAGCTTCTTGATACTTGCGTTCGAAATCTGCAATAATTTGTGGAGTTGTCATAGGATTAATTACAGTTCCTTTATTTCTAGCAAAACCAATTTCTCCGTTTTTCCATGTAATTTGAATATTTTGTCCATCAGTCTTTTCAGTTACCGATTGTTCAATATCTAATCGTCCTGCTAAACCTCTCGAAACAATTTCTTTCATATCATTAAATGTTAATCCGTGATCATCCCACGGATGTGCCATATGGCCTGCGGCTCCACCCTCTTTAATAAGGTTTCCTGCAGGATTATAATCTTCACGCATTAATGATTCAATTTTATAAATAACATCATTAGGATCGTTTTGTTGCCAAGTTTTACGTTGTTTTTTAATTGTTCTAGGAATTAGTTCAATCATATTTTTACGTGAATTCCATTGCAACATGAACGGCATATGTATTGGAATATCAAATTGATAATCTGATTCAATTGCTGTTGGACGGTTAGCTTGTAATTGTTGTGCAATTTGGTCTCCATATTCATCTGCTAGATCTTGGAACAAATCTTTCAATTCATCCATATATATAGGAGCTTCATTTCTAGGGTCATTTAATCGTTCAATAAAGTGCGTGTATTTACCTTGGAAATCAACATCTATTCCATATTCTTTAAAGAAATTGTCAATTGCTGGTTCTAATGATGCTAACTCGTCGCGTGTAATATAATTTTCTGTAATTACATTTTCAATAAGTTTAGCTCCAGCTACTGTCTTTGCAAATTGGTCAAAATCATATACAAATTCTTGTCCTCGATGTTTTTCTAAAAATGAACGAAGTTGTTTCATTTTCGAATCATGACGATTTTTTTCTTTTGGATTCATTATTGCTTCAATAACTTCATTAACATCTTCAGTTAATGATGACACCCACCAATCGGTGCTAAACATTGTAGATTCTTGAACGCCTTTTAATATTTGCCAAACATTTTTAACTTCAGCATCATTTTGCATTGGATATGAAGCACGAAATGTTGCATAATCATTATTTGCTAATGCAGCTCTAATCGTTGATGCTGAAATAGGTTCGCCGTTTGGATAAAGTAATGGATCAATGTCAATGCTTAATTCTACTGCATTAACACCGCGCGGAATTGTACGACCTTTTTTATCTCCAATTGTTATGTACTTGTCTACATTAGGAACAAAATCTTTTGCTCGTACATAATCATCTCCTTTAGTTGATGCAGCCATGGCATAACGTCCTTGAGCATCTTCTGGCAAGGCAAATAAATATTCATATGCCGCCATGATTGGAGAATTGAACTGTGTAGGTTGTATTTCAATTTGTGAATTTGAATTTAATAAATTAAAAATTTCTATAGTTTTTTCACGAGTAATTTCTTCTCTAGGTTTTTCACCTATCAATAAAATTACTTTTTCTACGTCTGCAGCTTGTGCATATCTATTTGCTAGTTCGAGATGTGCACCAGTTAATGGTTTAAACCCACCAGGAAAAAGTACTGTTATTTTATCCATTTTATTTCTTTTTATATAAATATATTATGTCCAGGTTCCGTATGCATTTAATATTTGATAATCATATGTTGTATTAATATATAACAATTCAATTGAAGCATATGTGTTAGTAGTAGATTTTGTTAGTGCACCATCAATTGGAGTTGATAGATTTGGATCGATTGTTAATGTATTCGATCCACCGACTTTTTTAATTATTATAGATGTACGGCCGAACGAAGTACTAAGGCCGGTTGGTAATGTAATTGTTACTGCAGATGTTGTCGTGTCTACTAATATTAATGATCCAGATAAGCCTCCAACGAATGATGTTGATGCAGTTAATATAGGTGTGTCGCCCGAATATCGTAAGAAACTAGATAAATTAACTGTAGGTGTATTAATTTGAGTCATTACTTCTAATGATCCAGATATTAAAAAACTATATGGATTAAATGTGCCTCCAATATAATATGCTTCATCCGGGGCGAAAACTGACATTATTATTGAGTCTTGATTGCCAATATAAACTGTTTGATATGTAACAGGAATTAAACCAGATGGATTTGGTTTAAATCTATCATACATGGTTACTCCTGCAGAGTTTAATCCAGTAATCGTTACGTCTAATTTTTTAGTTGTACCAATAACTGGAGTTTTTATTTCTCCAATTGGATATAATAATGTACACTGTATTTCTACTTTTCTAATAATCTGTCCACTTAACGTTCCATCTAATACTAAACGATATCCAGTTTGTGTACCATTTGGCATAGTAAATGACTGTAAATAACTAGATGAATTAGATGTTGTTATTCTTACACTTTTATCTAAGATAACATTTGCTTGTGCGGTACCTGTAAATGTTGCATTATTTGCGACAACATCTCCTGAACTACTTAATAAAAAATTACTAGATGATATTTGTAGTAATCCATTACTACCACTTATAAATGTAGTTGTAGGATTTCCAAAGAAAAACGTTTTAGTTCGAATATCAATTTCACTATCTGAAGTTGAATATCTAAAATAGCTTGACGTATTTAGATATAATTCTAATCCTACACCACTATATGCATTTCCATATTTTGTTAGTTGGCCATTTAGTGCAGATCCAGACCATAATAAGAATCCAGGAAATCCTGAGTTAAAACCTTCATATCCTAATGAACGAATGAATCCGCTATTTGAATATCCGGATATTGCAATTCCTGATTCTAATGAGTCTGCAACATAAAGTGAACCAGTAAGCATAGAATATTCGCCATCAACATATCGATTACCACCTTCCCAATTTTTATTGTAAAGATAATTGATTTGTTTGCTTTTTACTCCTGCAAAATTATAATATTCAATTTTAAATGTAAGTTGATTGTTTGATTTATGTGCTGTTGGAACTAAGCTTCTTATTCTAGTATAATCAGGCGTATATCCCGCATCATTATCTGATGTTGTTCTTATATCAGCAACTTGCCATGTTCCTGATTCAACAACTAGAATTAAGACAGCTGTTCCGTTATTAGAAGCTTCAAAATTAAATACATAATCGTCAAAACGTTGTTCTACGGTATTAACTGAGATATCTCCAATTCGTTTACCTAATGTTGTTGGTAGTTCTTGATTGAAATAATCAGTTGACTCAAAATCAAATGCACTACCAGATAAATATACTGATAATTTAGCATCTTGTGTTCCTGATTTAATTCCGAGTGCATCTAATGTTATTTTATAAGAAGCATCTTTAATAAAAATACCTTTAAATGCATCTTTGATTTGTATTGAATGAACTGCATTTGGTGCCGTAATATCAGTTGCACTAACAATTGACATTGCATTGCTAATTGAGCTTGTAGTCCATGTTAATGTAGGCGCGGTAGTTTCTGTAAGTCCTTGATATGTATGTGCTTCCCAATATGTATTGATTATGCTTTGACTTGTAAATGAACCAATACTAGTGTCAGGATATAATGATGCTGTATTTGCTACAAATATTTCCGTTTCTGTTAGCTCAATATCATTAATCAATTCCCATGTTCCAACTTGTCCGTTATTGTTCATGAATGTTTTAATTCTAGAAACATCGCCAGTTGCTGGTTGTAATCCTGATATTTGAATTAATGCAAATGACTCGGAATTTTCAGTTGGAGTATATGTTGGAGTAGCTTCATATGCTAAACTATATGATGATGCATCAAATGAAGAATATGTATGAGCTGAAATACTTTGGCTACTATACACTGTATACATCGAATCTAATAAAGCTAGGCTCGGAGATAAGATCTTTTTAATGGTTGAGCTATAACTAGTAGTAGACGGAATATATGTTGCCGTAGGAAGTGCATTAATAGGTGTAGCAACTGTTATTGTCCCTGTCGACATATCAGAAGTAAATGATCCGCCATTTAATTCTATTGCCGGCTGATTATTATATAAATAATACTTAACCGTTCCTGTAGAATATGTTGGGAATTGATTACCTCCTGGGAATGTTCTATCTAATTGTGTGCCTACTTGTTCTGTAATAGTTACAGTTGGTAATGTCTCAAAAATAATTTCTGAATCATTAGAAACATTAGGATTAACTGGAACTTGACGCATCCATTTAATATTAGCACGTCCTTGCCATTCTTGTGGAACATTTACTGCTTCAGCTGTTAACGTTACAACACAATCTCCCGGTGAAGTATCTTCATAAATATAAATTGCAATTACACGGCTTTTATCTTCATCAATGTAATCAACTATTTGATGATAAATAGGATCGCCATTGTAATCTAAAACTTCAATATTCAAATATCCACCCACTTTTAAATTAGTAGGATGACCTCGCAGTTTAAATAAATTTTTACCTGCTGTTAATTTGTTTGGAAATTCTGAAATTTGAAAATAATCAGGAGAAGTTAGCGATGTATCAGTAAACCATACATCATTGAACTGTAGTCCTTTATAAACTGCTTCTTTACGCTTCATTACACCTTAATATTCTTTTATATAAATATTAAACGTGTTGAATCTGGCTAAATTTATTTATTTTATTTACTTCTATTAAATTATCTACCATATCACGCATTGTGTCAACGTGTGAAATGATAATTGAAAAATCAAACTTCGTACGGAAATAATCAAAAAGATTAACAACTGCTGAAATATGTTCTGCATCTAAACTTCCCCATCCTTCATCTATTGCAATGAAATTAGGGCGTGGTAATGCTGATACATTGATTAATGCAATACGTATTGCTAATGAACTAATAAATCGTTCCATACCTGATGTTAATTCTAATGGCCAATAGTTTTCATCATCATAAATGATATACCCATTAATGTTTTTTCCATCACTTTGCAATACCATATTAAAATCAACAACTTGGTTTAAAACATTGTTAATTTCAGATTCTATCTTAGGCATTGCCTTAGCAATCAATTCATATGGTACGCCATCACGCTTAACTGAATCTAAATAATATTCAAATGCTTTGTATTCAGTTTCAAGTTGTTTGTATTTGTCTAATGATTCAATTGCAGATTTTTTAGTTGTTTTTGCAACTTCAATACGGCCGTGTTTGCTACGAATTGTATCTGTAATAGTTTTTATTTGACTTGTTGCTGATTCAATTGATGTTTTTAATGTATCAATCTTTTTATCAATAACTTCATTATGTGTAATTGCACTAGCATTAGCTTTAAATGATTCTTGACGTTCTAAACATGTTTCTAATTCTGATTCACGAGTTTGCAATTCATTCTCAATAATTTGAATTTGCAATTCTTGTTTTTCAATTGTTATACGTTTTGTTTCATGTTTTTGTTTTAATGTTGCTAATGCATCATTATCTATTCTAACTGTCGAATATGTTTGTATCGTTGATTTTAATTGTAATTGTTGTTCAGACAATTCAGTCAATATGTCTCTATCCGCACCAATCGTGTTCTGTGCTTCAATTGCATTTTGCACAAAAACGTTAGATGTACAGTATTTGCAGTTCGGATCATATTCATGGTCGGAAAGGTGATTAATTTTTTCTTGTTTTGCATTGATAATTCCTTGTTGTTTTTTAATACTCGAATCTATCTGTGCTAATTCCTTTTCGAGTTTTTCTAATTGTTGAAGTTTATCTGATAAGTCTGTTTCATTGTATCGGCGCTTATCTCTTTTAATGATTAAATATTCATTTGTTAATGACTCTAAATTTGTTTCTGACGTTTCTATATCACTTTGTAGTTGTGATATTTTTTTAGTTAACTCAGTTTCAATTTTAGTTAATTGATCAATATTCGGTCCTGAATATGTAGTTGGTTGTTTTGTTTGAATTAAGTCTACAATTTCATTTTGATAATCATTGCGTTTTTCTTGCAACTCATCTTCTTCAGTTTCTAATGAAGTTATATCTTGTTGGTTGTTTGAAATAATAGTATCAGCATCATTGATAATAACATCAAAATCCGTTTTCTTGTATGATTTTAATTTACCAGCAGTTTCTTTAATTTCATCTGATGCTAATTGATAAAGTTGTTCAAATACTGTAATATCTAAAAATTGTGATAATAAGTCTTTTCGTTCACGTTGAGACTTTTCAATAAAGTTATTATTATCTGCTTGAAGTGAAAATGCAGTTAAAATAAAATCATCATATGTGCCTAAGTAACGACGAATTGATTTATTAGTATCACTTCGTTCTTCCCCATTCAAATTTTCAGTTTCAGTATAAAAGTCTACTAATACTTTAACATGACCATTCTTTTGTTTGATACCAGTACGTTCAATTGTATAATTCACGCCGTTCATTTCAAAAGTAAATTTACCTTTAAATCGATCTTTCTTGTTGTTTAAAACTTCATGAGCTTTACCAGTTTTACTACATTTATCAAATATTGTATAAGTAATTGCATCTAGCAATGAAGATTTACCACTTGTATTTGCAGCAAATAAACCACATACATCTTGTAAATTTTCAAAATTAATTAAATTGTTCTCGCCATATGAAAACATGTTTTCAAATTCAAATTGAACTGGGTGCCATGTCATGTGACGAACTGATTCAACTGCTGGCAATTTAGAATTTATTGTTCTATTAATATGTCTAATAGCATCAGTCTCTTCTGGAGTTGCTTGTGGATGATTAATTGAAATATAATCAGTAATCAATGTATTTTGATATTCTACGTCACGAACATTACCAATTGTAAATGACGATGAAACTGATGTGTCAGGTCCGGTAGTGCTACGTTGAATCGTAATGTCTTGAACATTGTATTTTTTACGAATCGTTGCAATCAGCTTTTTCATATCTGCTGCACTTGTTTCGTTGAATTTAATTCTAACACGTGGTTTGTTAGGCATTCGATGTGGTGACTTAATTATTTTAGTGTCATCCACTTCTAATGTAACATATCCGTAATCATTTTGTATTTCAACAAAATCAGCACGACGTGATTCGATATCCCAAACCAAAATACCATGATCTAATGCTTCCCCGTGATTTTGTTGAATTAATGACCCTGGATATGCAATTGTTTTTTCATCATCTAAAAATTGTGCTGGCTTATGAATATCTCCTAATAATGTAATGTCATGTCCTTTGAATAATTCTGTAGTTACATGCTCATTTGAAATTTGATATCCAATATCAGTCTTTGCAGTATTAACAGCTCCATGGTGCATTGCTATTTTATAAGATGCATCAAAGTCTTTTGCTAGAATATATTCAGTTGGTGCAACATCTACCGCCATATGATTCCATACAGCTCCTCCACATTCAAACAAACCATTTTCTTTGATAAAGATGATATTATTGTTTTGAATTACATCTAAAATAGGACTAACAGCATCTATTCGATGCATATTGTTCAAGTTCATGTCGTGATTACCTAGAATAACAATTGTAGGTAATTTGAATCCATTAAAAAAGTCAACAAGCATTTGAACTAGCTCCGGAGACATATCTAATTTGCTATGAACAATATCCCCAGTAACTACCGCAATACTATTTGCAGTTCGATTTGATTCAATATAGTCAAACATGTTTTTAAAAACTTCACGATATTCCGTATGTCGTTTCAATGTTCGAATATGTATATCTGAAACATGATAAATTTTATCAATTTTATCAATTCCGATGTCAATCTTTTTTATGCCCATAGCATTCCCATTTTTAATTGCATTAGCCCTTCGAATGTTAAAACGTCGGTATCTGCTAATATTTCTGTAATTTTTTTAAATCCTAATTCCGATGCATCTTCGTTTTTTAATTCAACGAAATATACATTTAAACCTTCACCCATAAAACGCTCTGCAATTTGAATTGCATTTTTTAACGCATCTGCATCTAAACAAATATAAATGTTTCTAACGCGTTCTTCAATGATTTTTTTCTGTAGTGCAGGCTGAATAATTTTTCCAAATAATGGAATTGCATTTCTTTTAATTGAAATTGCATCAAATGAACCTTCACATAAAATAATTGGTTCTGCCCAATTAATAAACATTTCAAACCCAATGATGTCTTTTGAAATTTTCGGATTTTTATGTTTTTGTGTATCTGCTTTATAAAAAGCTCTACTAACAAAATAATTTAATTGACCCGCTGCATTATAACTTGGAATTATAATCTTGCCAGCATATTCTCCTGATTCACAATAACCGATTCTATACTTGATAATATCAAAAATAGTTATTCCTCGATTAGTTAAATAATGAATTGCATTTCTGTAATCAGGAGTTAATTTTTTAATCCATAATGGACGATATTCTTCTGGCAATTGAATTATTTCTTGTTTTTCAGTGCCAGAATCTTTTGAACGATATCGTGTTGTTTCAATGATTCGATTAAGTTGTTCGAACTTTTCTTTAGATAAGTTTAATTGCTTAAATAAAGTAGCAATACTACGACCTTTTTTATCTGATATCCAACAATGCCAAGTATTTTCACCAGCATGATTGGTATTGATATTAATTTCTAATTTAGGTTTGTAATGCGAAACAAATGGAGAGAAGAATGCGATATTATCACCTGAAGTAGGTTTACCTTTACCTAATACTGATTCTAATAATTGTAATAACTTAAGATTCTTCATTAATATTAATATAATGAATTTCTAGTTCGATTCCAATTTAATAATATAAATAATAATTAGTTATGAACATACATTTCATTACTGTCATAACGATCATTTAAAAATGAATCATTTTCAAATAATCTATTAATTAAATAAATTTCATTAATTATTCATGAATATATTAAAAATTTTTCACAAATCAAACCATTATCCAAAAAAAGTTTTAATTGTCTTAGGAACTTCGCCATCTTTTAAACATTCAGCGAACCATTCTGCAGGAATATCTTTTTTAGCAACATGAATTATTCCTAGTTTATTTGCATAAGCTTCATATGTAGTTTTGCTACCTTTTGATATTTTTTGATTGGGAGATTGAAATACCATTCGAATATCGATTCCAGGATTAGATGCTAAAACATGTTTCATTTTTAAACGGTCAACCGCGGTCCATCGTCCTTTTGTTTCAACTAACATTAATGTACCATCTCGTTTAGTAAATACGAAGTCAGGCGTATATTTTGCTTTACGCTCTGGTACTATATAATTTAATGTTTCTGTTTCGTAATTCAAAGGATATTCAAAACTTTTTATTTGCTCTGCTACAGTATGTTCTAATCCTGATTTATATCCGTATTTATATGCTTCAGAACGTTTAGTGTTCCCAGCGCTGTGCCAATGATTTTTTGCCATAACTAGTTATTAAATTTTATTTTACTGATGATGTTGGTATCCAATATACTTTTTTATCTTTTACAAATTTAACTCGTATGTATTTATAATCTGACGAATTTCCTAAGTATGCAATATATTGACCATCTTTTGGATTATATGTTCCTGCTTTTACCCATTGTTTATTTTTATAATTATAAATTGGCGTTTCAGATACTTTGATAAATGCAATACCATTTCTGTTTTTAGATTTCTCTTTATTTAAGAATTCCACCGTTGTTTTATTTTTATCAGTTTTTGGTTTTTCTCGTTGTACGAGTGGTTGTACGAGTGGATTATTATCTTTAGTATTTTTAGTATCAACCGATTGATCCGAATTATTCGTAGTTGGTTGGTCTGTATTAGAAGAATTATTTGTAGTTGGGGCACCTGGCGTTTTTACTACTAATGCATCTAATTTTGCATACACATCTGTTTCTGTTTTAGGAATCAATTTTTCATTTGGCCTAGGGCCTCCATCTAACTGTTGTCGTTCAAAATCAATTTTATTTGTTGTATACCACTCATCATTAACTTTTACATAAACCCATTTATCTGTGTCTGACATAGTATATACAATACTCCCTGCAACTGAACCTGCTGGAATTGTATATGGATATTCTAGCCTATATGTTTCTGAATTAGTTGATGTTGAGTTTGTTATTTTAGCTCCGGTTGAAGTAAAATGGAAATCTTGATCACCTGTGTTAGGATCTACACTTTTCGTTGATTGCAATTCGCCTTCCCATTTTTCACCATCATCCCAAATCGCTGTTCCTTTAAAGGGCATTCCATCTTTAAAAGTACCAGTATACGTACCATGTTTTCCATCGCCTGTACGATATACAGATATACTACCATTTATATATGTTGCTTGTTCATTACCCTTAGTATCATATGAAATTTCAAGTTCTCCAGTAAAATCTGCAATACCATCATAATCTCCACGATTTGTATCATCAATTTTTACTATTTTAGTTGCAACATCTGGAAGTTCTGTTTCTAGTTTATTAATTGTACCTAAGTTAGGAAATTCAACTTTTCTTTTAAGTTGAGGATCAAATAATTCAAATTTCAATGATGTAGATTGCATTTTTAATACCGCGATCCATTTAGCTGCATCTGACCATGTATATGTTGGAATTCCGCCTACAAGAAATTCAACTACAGATTTCAATTGTATTTGATATCGATCATTTTTATTTAAACTATCAATTTTTTTAGCTAATTCTGCAAGTGGACTATAAGCAATAACCCATATATTTAATAATGCGCGGCGTTTTGATTTTAAAACATCATCTCCGATAACATACATGTATCTAGGTTGATCAACAGCAGAATCTAATACATCAAATCTACTACCAGGGCCAGTTCTGTCATCAACTAAAATACGACTTTTTATATTAGATATCATTACAGATAAATCGCCATGATCTCCTTTAAACTTCATATGAAGTTCAAACCCAGTAATACCACCATTAGCTACAACTTGATTTCTTTTAGAGTTAGACATCGGCTTTATAAACCCACTCTTAACATATTGCTCTTGCAATGCTGATTTAATTATTTGTTCTAATAAATTTGATTTCATATATATAAATATTCATTACCAGTCAACTAAGACTATATTTCCGTTCCACATCATTACATTGCTTGAATTAAAATCTAAATCTAAATCAAATTCTTCAATTCCTGTACGTTCAACATCTTTTTGTAATGCACGTAAAAAATTAACAAGTTTCGGGTCAGTATTTCTAGCACCGTCATTATCTAAAAATTCAAAAATACTAACTTCGCCGCCTTCTGCACGTGCATATTGCGTAAACTCTTGTAAAAATCTATCAATCATTATTTTAATTGAAGAAGAAATAGGGTCAGCATTTGCCATGATATATAAATGTTTTTCTTCATTAACATAATATATCGGGATAAATGTTGTAAATTCTGACCAACGTCCTACAATTACTTTAGCTACTTCAAATTCATCTCGTTCTTGAGTAATCTTAAAACAACGATCTTCTCCATCAATTTCATATACTCGACCGTTGTCGCCAGCACCAATAAAACGAAACTGTTTATTTTTTATTTTATCTAGCAATCTAGCTAATTCGTCATCAACTATTTCTAATAATGATTTTAATCGTATCATTTTATCCTTTAAATGAAATATTTTTATCTAAATCAATACGAATTAAGAAATTCATATCTACGTCATCACGTTTTTTAATAGGTTGAGCTAATTTGCCAATTGCTAACAATTCACCTGAATCATTATATAATCCAATTGTTGTGATATATGGGGCAAATACACTTCCGGTTGCAAATGGAAGATAAGTTGAATCATCATCTCTCGTTAATGATAAATTAGTTGACATATTAAAATCACCAGCATCTAATTTTGTTAAAATGCTTAATTCATTTATAGTTACAGTACTCCTATAACTAGCAGTAAATGGTGCATTAATTAAATTATGATAACGATAATCCGGAGATGAAATTACAACTACTCCTTGTTTACTAAATACATTACCAACATTTCCAGTTTGTAAAAATGTTCCACCTTCACTACGGTCTTTTAAAGAACTTATATTGCTAGTTGTAAGTGACTTATTAAAGATTCTAACTTCATCTAAAACTCCTTGTAGGTTTGAGCTTAGACTATTAAAACCGCCAATGAACAAGTTACTTGTATTGTCTATACGAGCTGAAGCTGTAAATGGAGACATTGTATTAACAAGTAATGTATTAGTTATAGATGCATGTAACGTCCCATCGATATATAATTGTAATGAACTTCCAGATTTTTGACAAACAACATGTTTCCATGACGTCATTGTAGCAGACGATGTTATTTGAGTTTTAAATGTAGTACTACCTGCAGCTGAAAATACTAATTGATTACTTCCACTTAATTCAATTTTAAATGGATATGATGGAGTTAAGCTACTAGAAGCTTTTGCTAATACCAATTGATTTGTTATACTTGTATTTGATGCAGATATAAAAAATGAAATAGCATAATCGTTATCTCGATCATATAATCCATTTAACGAAGATTCAATATAACCAGAGCCATTAAATTTAGCCGCATATCCTATAGGTAGCTGTGCTCCATTTGTTGTAGGAACTCCTGGTATAAAAGTTATACCTGAATTAGTATTAGTAAATCTAGAAGAATCAAAATATTCATTGAATCCGTCATACCATTTAACATCGCTAACTATCGAACTTGTATTAAATGCAACATCATATAAATTGCTATACTTATCAGTTGCTAAATTCAATGAGCCAGTAAATGTAAATGATGTTGATTTAATTCCTTCTCCAATTTTATTTTGTGGAAAAGATAATATCGAAGCTGATTGATATAAAGCTTTTTTAGTACGAGTTAAATCTGTCGGCCCGAATGTTAATGCTGGAGATTCTTTATGTTTATAATATAAATGATTGACACTCCAATATGTTACAGTTTGCAAACTGCCATCAATATTTTTAGCATCATTAAATGTTAATTCAGATCCTAATGCCGGCAAATAATTTATATCAGAATAAATAGCTTGTAATGGTAACATACTACTAGTAGCGCTACCAGAAACTACAGACCATGTTTTAAAAACTTGGAAAGGATTAATCATTACATCAGCTGCATCTATCTTTTTAAAAACAGATGGATATATGCCTTGATATGATTGTTCAATATTTGTTATTTTAGATTCTGCCATAATCAGTAAAAACCCTGCTACATTTAATATAAATATAACAGGGCTTAATTCAGTGTATTATTTTAGAAATCTAATTTAACTCTAATTAGTGCTTCTCTTTGGAATGATTTTAATAATGGTTGACTTAATTTAGCTACTGCTAATAACTCTTGACGGTCATTATATAAACCAACTGTTGTGATATATGTTTTAGGATCACCGACAAATGATGTTTGAGCTAATTGACCAACACTACCTGTTACATATGAAGGGTTGTTAGAGAAATTATATTCAGCATTTTTAATTCTTACAAAGTAATGTGTACTAGTAACTTTTTCTGAGCTACGTGCTTGGAATCCATAAGGATCTGATGTTAATGGATTTGTTTGTAATGCTGAAGCAGAAATTGAATGATGTAATGTGAAATGGTTATTACCTTCAACACTAGAACTTAAATTAGTTTTAAATCCTAATTGTTGATCCATCATTTTACCATCTAATATTAAAGTTCCATAATCAGGATAAACAAGTCCATAATACTTAGGTGCAGCTGGATTATGTACACCGGTTGCAATTGAACCGGAAACGATATTATAAACTTTCCCTGCTCCTACATTTGTAGCTGACGCAATTGAAGAGTCATCAATTAATGTAATTATAGAAGATCCTGCAGTTACAGAACCAGTTGCATTTACTGATCTAGCTGTAATATTAGCTAATGGCAATTCAAAATTACCAGCATCTAAACGTTCTTTTAAACGATTACGTTTGAAATTAACAACATAAATATAATCAGTACTTCCACTACCAGCAGTTGTAAATCTAGTGTCTGTTGGATTAAGTAATAACTGACGATATTGAGAATATACTGCTTTACTAGGTGAATCATTCAATTGACCTTGTGAATCAGATCCACTTCCTAATGCATGACCATATGCTAATGAATATTGTACTGCTGCTCCTTCATTTGCTGGGGCGTCTTGATATACATCGATATAATATCTACGTTGCGATGTTGTAGCTGTTGATGATGTAAAATAAGTTGTTAAACTAGCAACATTATCAGACCACAACCCACCAGTAACTACTTCAGTTTGATTTGAAACTATATCATTAACAGAATCAAATTTTGTATATACTCGTCCGTTTCTAGAAAGTATTTGACTTTGTTGTTGTTCTGCAATCATTTGATTAGCTAATGCTTGAGCTAATTGCTGAACTTGTTGCGTTACGGCAGCACTCGTTGCTGCAGCAGCTGCTGGAGCTGGACTAGTTGGTAATGCTGATCTAGATGCAATTGCAGTTCTAGTTGGCGTACCACCGTGTCTAGGTTGTTGTTTTAAATTTTTGATCATTAATGAGTTGTTCATATCTTTACCTATTTATAAAGTTGCAGTTGTTGCTTTTTTAACTGTTAAATTAATTGTCACACTACCACCCGTTTCATTTGCTATGATAGTAACTGAAGCAGTTTTATCTTCTAGCATTTGAGTCTTAGCAACAATACGGAATTCAAACCCTGCTACTGCAACACTTTGTGCATCTTCATTATCTCCAATAAATCTAGGTGTAGTTGGAAGAACTGAATTTTGAACAGCTCTTGTTACTTGAATATCTGCAACTGTTGAATCAGATAAAATAGCAGTATATCCTAGATTAGCATTTCCTCCTTGGAAGTTGCTTGTATTCGGAGCAATTACTGCACTATCACCAGGAGCTGATAATGTAATTAATGTATTACCTACAGTTACAACCGGAATATTTGTTGTTTGTTTTGGTAATGTAATTAATTTATATTTAAGAGCTTGAGTTTCATCTGGAATAGCTTCTGTGATTGGCATATTTTCAATAATAGTACCATAATAATTTGTTCCAAGTGGATGATCTGGATTCCATAATGAATAATCTACTTCATCATCTCCTACTGCAAATTGAGTAATACTAAAAGCATTTCCGCCCTTAGCTAGCAACTCACGGCCTTTTAATGTTAATATAGCGTCAATTGTTACGCTCGTATTATCTAAATATCCCATAGTGTTTTAACCTTATTTTATATAAATATACATATTGTTAATTTTGCTGTTAAACTAATACAAAACTACCTTGTTCTCCATTTTGTTGATAAACCAACTGATTTGGATTAGCTGATCTAAATTCAACTACCGGGCCGCCATCTACTGTTTGAGTAGAATTAACATTGAATCTCGGACTAGAAATTTTAGATCCGTCATATCTTTGATTACGTATACCAGTCGGTAAATAATCTTGTACAGTTGCTAAAGTTCCCTCAAACCCTGCGCCAACCGGATCTAAATAATATGTAGCTGTTCCATATGCACCTGCACCATAAGTTGCAGTTAAACCTGACGATCCTGAAGAATATGAAACTGAACCTGATACATATACATGTTCACTTGTTTTAGGTGTGATTATTACTGGCGCTAATGCTTCACTTCTCCAACTAGGTGTTGATGCAGTTATCCAAGTACTAGCAGATGGAATTAAATAAGCATATGAATAAGTAGTTCCATTATATTTCTTTTCTGCAGATGCAGTTATATACATTTGCCATTGATCATCATCTGTTGCAACAATATCTAGAATTTTACCATCCATTGTTCCAATATATTGAAGATAATCTCCGGAGCCTGTTGGTGCAATATTATCAATAATAACGTTATATACAGAATCATAACGTTTAATTTCTGGAAGAATTTTGTCTTTGCTACGTTCTAATAAATTAGGTTGTATTAATATTCCTAATAATTTATCAGTTCGTGCAGGTAATAATTGTTCTAGTTGCTTGAAGAATGATAAATCGAACAACGTAAACATATTAATATATGCATTGATATCATTTCTATCTGAATATTTTTTCCAATAGCTTTGTGCTGCTTGAATTAATCTTGGATATGATTTAGCATCTGCCGCACCCGGGTCTCCAATATATTGATCTAATTCTTCATATCCGAAATGAGCAATGATATCTTCGTCAATCATTGTTTGCGGAGAAAAATAAACTCCTAACTTTTTACTGTCTAAAGGAGATTTGTCAAATTGACTACGCTCGGCCCTAGTTTTAACATCTAATGTTCCAACTAAATTATTATCTTCTAAACGTATTTTATTGTCATCAAATGTTCCCGCTCCTAAAGACGGTGCATTATAATAATATGTTTCTTCAATTGAATCATATGGAGTATTATTAGTCCAACTTGCAAATGAAGCAGATATTGCTGAGTAATTAGGTTCGACACCTGATAAACTACTTGTAGCTAAATGATTAATTTTTTGTGTTAATGGTAATCTAAATACTAATTCAGAATACGTATCAACATTACCATCATATGCTGCAGGTGCTTTAACATGATTATCAAATGCAACATCATTTAAACTAGAAGTCCACAATCTTAACTCTTGCAATTGACCTTGCAAACGTGTTGCTCCTGTACTAGTGCTACCTAACGTTAATGTTCCGGTGCTAGTAAATGATGCCGTTGCTGAAGCAGAAACTGCTGCAACTATTTTTCCATATTTAGATCGTTTTGCTACAACTTGTAAAGCAGATCCCGATGTTTTTAATAAAGCAGTTAACCAACCACCATCAAACATTTCAATATCTAATGATGATGTCCCATTAATTTGAATAGACCCCATAGTACCACTAGTATAATCTAATGTTACTGCGTTTGAACCTATGTTAAATAAATTCATGGTACTTGACATCGTCGGGTTTGTAACTACATTATCCGTTCTAAAACGAAGCTCTACGCTGTTTATAGGTTGTGTATAATTTATTGTTACAGTACCAGCTGGATTAGCTAATAAATCTAACGCATAATCAAAGTTTAATTTTTCATATACTGGAGTACGATCTAATCTAGGACCGCCATACTCATTAATTGATATCATTGATTGTGGAATACCATAACATGATAACAATGCTTGAATACTTCGTTTTGTTCCTTTACTTTTTAATAATAAAGGCAAATTGTTAACAATACGTCTCCATACTGCATAAGTCATATCACGACCAGGTACACTCGGATCACCTACTGTATTTGAACCAGTTAGTGGAGTGCCGGCTGAATTTGTTCCTAATACATATTGCCACAGTTCTTGATATTGATTACCATCAGTTAAATTCCATCCAAATTGTTTTGCTACAGAATATAATAATTCATTAGGCATTCCTAATTTAGGATTTTCTTCTCGTTTATTTGTTTTAGACATATGATTAATATACGTATAAAGTATATCATAATGATGTCCTAACATATTAACAAATGTAGATAATTCTTGATTATTTACATCGTAACGAATATATTCTGGAATAGTATAAACTAATGCATTAATATTCAATGAATCATATAATGAAGCGGTAGCAATTAATTTATTATACCAAGTATTAAATTCCGTACTAGTTGTAGTTGAAATTGTATATGGTATTGTAGAATTTGTTTTTGGAACTGGAGTAATATAACTACCGGTTATCTGAGTTACATTCGGAGATTCGTGAGGAATTTCATATGTAGCTAATATAGAAGATGATTGATAATATAAATACTGCTCAAATGCATCAAAGCCGCTGATTAAATTTGTTTTAGTTAACTCATAATCAGCTGCATTTGTTGTTGCAACACTTCCTGATAATTCAGACACAACTAACGATTGCGATGTATAATATTCTAGTAATCCTAATTTATATCTAAAATTTTCTAAACGTTCAACGGCTGAACTATAAAATACAAAGTTATTGAAATCTGAATAATCAATATTCAGTTTAACTCCTGATAAACTTCCTGAAAAATATGCATCAACAATTTGTTGAGATGTTTGAACTGATGACCCTAATAAGTCATTCCAGTTTTTCAATCCAGTTTCAGTTGACGTATTATATGAATAATTTGCTTGCCAATTTGGATTTGAAAGTTTATTAAATTTTTTAATTGACTGTGCTGGTTGAATAGCAACATTATCAATGTATGGACTTTTTAATTCTTCTACAACCCAACACTTAAAATTAACGTCGATTGTATTAGGTAATGGCTCATATAATTTAATATATACATATTCTCCTATTACAACACTATTAACAAACATTAAAGTTTGATTTCTACTAAAATTTAAAACGTAAGTCTTATGAAATTCCGTAGAAGTATGATTAACTGTTTGTATATAAGTTGTTAATTGTTTTAAGAACTCTGCATTATCTTCATCAATAGCACGTAAACGTAACTCAGTTCGGTCCGGAGATATTTCGTCAATTCTTAAATGTTGTTGTTCATAACTACCAATTAAGTTTTTAAAAAAGTTAACTGCAATTTTAAAATTTCCTGCTGTTAATTTTAATTTTTCAAATTCACTATATAAATCAATTGCAATTGGCTTGCTAGGTAATTTGATTGTTTGGTTAGTTATTTTATCTTTATATTGTGGTATTTTTGTTCGTAGTTGTATCTTATGATTACCAGTTATCCAAGAATCTCCTGCGTATACATGAAGCTCTGTACGCAAATCATTTGTTGCGCTAGTAATTTGTGGAACCTGTGAAATACGATTAGTTGCAGAATAGCTTAAAAGATCAGTTTTTGATTTTTCTAAACGTGTTGCTGAAACAGATTTAGTTGCAGTTTGTATTTGCTCGATATTTTTATATTGTGTAATCATTCTTCTTGTTCCCAACGTTGTGCATCTGCATCCCATACAAATGTTGCAATTTGATTACCATCTGTATCATAATATGGCCTAGTCTCACCACTTATTCCTGGTTCTCCATATGGAGGATATGTTTCATCAATATCTTCCGACACATTACCCATTGGATTACTAGCAGAAGTTTGTGAATTATCTAAAGTATATTGTGGTAATGATATTAATTGACCGTTACGCTTTTCAAATATATCTGTAAATGTAGTTCCTGCATTTGTTACTTCAACTAATATACAATTATCACTAAATGAATAAACACCAGTACCTATATCTCCATTTAATGATGGCGTTGTAGGGATATCAATAACATCAATTTTCCAATAACAATTCGGTGTTAATACCCAAGACCTAGCACCAGCTTGAACTTCGATAAAATACATATCATATGCCGCAGCATCATTAAATATATCAACTACATATTCAAGTTGAAAGAATGGATATTCATTTCCACCAAATATACCATTAGACTCAGATCGTACTCTATAAGTAGTTCCTGTTGATCTCCATGCTTCTGGCATATTACGACTGATAGTCATATTAAATCCTACAGCATCATCTTGGTTTTCACTTGTAAATTGTGCTTGTATTGAAAATTTAAGTGTTTTATTTTTAGCACGTAATGCTTCTAATATTTCCGGCGTAATTGTATATGATCCAATTTCAGATTGTTGTCCACCCGCAAACGGTAATCTACTGTAGCCGGCATAAAGATCTCCGCCATTCGTAAACCAAGTATCAGAATATGATGTTGCAATTCTCTGATATCCTTGTGGTTGTCCCTGTGCATCAATCGCAGCAGGAATTGTATATCGCGCTGCAATAGTATCAGATTCAAAATCTAAATCTATAACTAAATCTTCAACATCAGCTGATGGTTTAATTGTTACTGGGAATTTATAATATTGAAATCTAGTATCTAAAACTTTTAAAGCTGATTTAGTAGTTATTAATTCAGCTACTGGATCAATAATTAACAATGGGTTCGTAGTAGAAGATTCTTGCAGTACAATATTGCCTGCACTATCTCTTGGGATAACGGATTCATTATTTGAAATATACGTTAATCCATCAGTACGGTACCGAGCTTGTTGATCAGCTGTAATTGGATCTAAAGTTAATTGTCCTAAATTTATTGGCGTAGTTTCCAATACACGACGAATTAACTGAATATCTCCTTTTAAATTGTTTTTATTTACCATTATCTGACTACTTTAAAATAAATGTCATTGTCGATATACTGCTCAGTGAACCCATCTTTGATTTTTATTTCTAAACGATATGTTCGCTCAGGCATAAAACCATTCATATCTAGGTAGATGTAATTACTAGTAGAATCGCAACTTACTTTATTATAAATATTGTCATACGGAATTATAGCTTCATCTGTTGCTGCATCATAAACCGCATAATAAGTAGTTGTTGGTAAATATTTTATAGTCTCTATAGGGAAAAGATTAGTTGGAGATTTTCTAGGATATTTATCGCGAGCGTAAATTCTAATTTTTGCAATCTCAGTATCTTTATATGTTGGTTTTACTTTAGTGTATACAACATATGATTCTAAATCAACTGACGTCAATGATCCCGTTGTAAACGCACTATTATCAAAGTACATTGTTAATCTAGGAACATATATTGTGTGGGTATCTCTACTAAAATATCTAATGTATCCTTGAATATTAGTATCAGCTTCATCAGAATCCGATAGCTGCAATAAAAATCCATTATTAGGAATACTAGCTCCGCCACTACCGCTCATCCAAATTTTTACTGAATCAGTTACATCTAAATTAATATCAGTTGTTTGATATGAAAATGATTGTGAATTAATAAGACCAGCTGTTGACCCAGCACTTGCTGACTGAAACATCCAACTACCTCCAGCCCCAGAACCTGAAATATATAATGTACTAGATCCAATTTGTTGTTGCTGACTTGAAGAAACCCATAATGACCCAGAATATGGTCCATTCCAAGTTACACCATCGATGGTATTCGATATTGAGTCACCAGTACCATTTATCCAATTTTGAGCTACTAATTTAGAATGAATAGAATATTCAGATGGCAAATTTTTAGCATATGATGTATATAACTGCAATATAAATTTACAATCATTTACAGTTTTTCCATATAATGATAATGATTCTGAAATTTCAGTCATATCAAATTTTATAAGGCTTCTAGATTTTAATAAAGTGTCGCCTTCAGTATTAAATTTTTTGCCAATTTCTAGTACTTGATCTAATCCATAATTTTTAGTTGGATTTGATTCAAATAAGGTTGCATCTTTTTCTGCATAAAATATTCTAAACATTTATTATTCCTTAATAGTTGACTACGCGTCCTTTAATATCTTGATTTGGAAATTTAACTTCAAAGATGCTAGGATCTAATGAAGGATAAATTATTCCATTTTTTGTCGCTGTTTGTAAATCATAAACATTACCAGAATAATTTAAGTCAGTTTCATATAAATTTGAAATCTTAACTCCTACAACTGATTGAACGCCTTTAACATTTGCAATTAAATTAGTAATATCAGATTTTATAATAGGTTGGTTTATTTGCCATTTATCAACATTAAAATGATCACGTAATGAATTAATACATTTTAATAAAACTTCATTACTATTATAATTAGACAATACTGAAATTTCGAAATCAATTCCTATGTTAATAATAAATGCATCTTTTATATTAATAGCATCTGTTAACATACGATAATAATTTAAGTATGTTTTTAAATTTTCTTTAACTGCTAAATTTAATTCAGTTAATTGTTTTGATGCATTGAATCCTAAAACATACATATTCATTGCCAATGGATTAGCAATCTTTGTTTCTTGATAATCTTGTTGTGAAATTTGATCATCTGGCACAATGTAAGCTTTTGCTACACTACCAAATTTTGATGGCATAGAATAAGCTCGAATAATATAATCATCTCTAGTTACCAAACGATTCTGTGTCGCAAAATTTGCTAAAGCATTATTTTTTATATCTTGCAAACTGTCTGATGTTTTAGCTCCTGTTGCTGGTTTCGGATTCGTAACAGCTACTGTATTCTTAACGAAATTTACAACACCTGCAGATATCGAAGAATTAACATCATCATTAAATGCAATAAAGTCAACCTCAGTAAGTTCTCCAGCTGGGACATTATCTGTTATACCATTTCCAATTGTATATGTTACAGTTAATGTAGTATTAGACGGAGCTTGACCGTAAGTTCTAGTATATAAAAAGTTAGACGGATCTATATCAACATCTAAATTCTTTCTAAAACCAGCTAAACCATTTCCAACATTATCCGGATTTGGAATTATTTCTTCATCATTATTATCTGATATACCTGACCCGAACTGCATTTCTAAACGATTATCACTTCTTAATCTTGTAATAAAACGTTTAGATGATTTACGAAGTTTTAATAAACTAGGAGAAGATGAACGATACTGACTTAACTCAGGATCATTTTCTGCCAAATTTGGTACTGCTTCAAAAATAGTGTCTTGAGCTAAATATGGAACTTCATACCAATTATCACCATCAGACTCAGTAACTGATATAATTTCAATTACATTAGATTCTGGTAAAACTACTTTGTCATATGCAATTGGTGAATTAAATGTAAACTTTGCTGTTTTTACTTCACCCGAAACAGCCCGTGCTGTTTTCTTTAATAAATAATATGTAGGTGTTTTAGTTATAGGATCACTTTCATATATTGTTACTTCGGTATTATCAATACTAGAAGAATATGAAAAGTCAATTGAATCCAACGTTCTAAATACAGCAGCACCAGATTTTTGTTTTATACGGAACCCAGGGTTTATTGATAATGCATAATTATAATCAGGTCGAACATTATTTCCCGTGCCAATTGCTGGAACTAAATGAAATACATTCAAATCTACATATGCAGGAACAACGTTGCTTGGATTATAACCCAACGTTTTTGCAATATCATATATATTACCTCGTTCGGATGCTTGTTCTAATAAAGATTCTTTTAAATTAGTATCTGCATAAAATGATAAAACATCGCCTACATAAGAAGCTAATTCAATAAATAACATCCCAGGAGATGATTCATTGAAATCTGTATATGTATTTGGAAAGTATTGTTTTGTAAACTCTATTAGATTGTTTCTAAATTGTCCAAAATCTTTTCCTAAATATGTTACATCTTTTTTTATTTCCATTTTATTTACCTTATTCTATTCTAACACTAGAAGCATCGCCAACGATCGTTATTGTATTCGTATCTAAATTATCCACTGAATAATTTATTGTTATTTGTATGTTGTGAATCAACGTTGGATCATCCTCATTTGTGATAACGTCAATTGAGTCAATATTAATATAAGGTAACCAATAATTAACTGGTTCTTGTATCAATGTTTGTATTTGTGTTTTTAAACTAGATAAGTTTGGTTCGAAAATAATAGTTATTAAATTAGTTCCATATGTTGGTTGCATTACACGTTCGCCAATTCTGGTCAATAATAACGTTTTAAGATTTTCTTTAGTTTGTATATCGGTTGTATATATAGGAGCAAATAATGATGCATTAGCAGAAAAGGATATACCTAATCCTACTTCATTTTGTTGAGTTACATCATTAATTGATTCTAAACGATATCCCATTATGCCATTCCTTTTTTCTTGTCAATCGCTTTCATCACTGCTGAATAGTCACGAGTCATTGCTGCTGCAACACTAGGGTCAACATCATATACCTTACCTGTTTCTGGATCTTCCATCACTTTAGGAGCTTGTGGAGCTAATCCTATTGAAGCTGCCATATTTTGACGCATCATACCAAAGCCCGCTGCATCTTTTGATGTCATGGTAATTTGATCATCATATGATTCATTCATCATATCAGAAAAACTATTCATTGCTAATGGTTGGTGTTCCATTAATGGGTCTGTATCATTTAAAACAGATGCCCATTTATTTTCTGCAAATACAGCTTTTTTTGTTGAAGTTTGTTTCGCAGCCGATGGTGGTGGGGTTCTGTGCCCAGGCATATTAGTTTTCGAAGGTTGTTTCATTTCTGAAATTGTAGGTTTTAAACCTTCTTTCAATATCTCAGTTAGTTCTTGTTTAATAACCGATCTTAATTCTTCTCGGACTATCTTTTTTAGAGCTAATATAAATGTTTTGTTATCCATAGTACTTATTTTTATATAAATATTGTAATTATAAATTTACGGGTTGTCCCCACGCAGTTGTATTAGGCTTAGGCCCATATATCTTTGATGATTGTATATCAATATAATAATCACCTATTTTACCTAGATCTCCTGCAGGAACACCTGGCGATTGGTATACTTTGCTAGGCGCTTCTTGTAATGACGTTAGCAAGCTTCTTTGTTGTATTAATAATGATTCAATTGAATCAGATCGATCATCTAAATCAGACTCAGATACATTATCGTCATTATAGAATTTAGTAGCAACTAAATCATTATAATCATAATCATCACCCAATTGACCATCACCTAATAAGTTGCCCGGTAATTCAAAATCCGAATCTGTTTCACCACATGTAGCTGATACTTTATTAATAGCATTAGTTAGTGGCGGAACAATTGTTGCTAATTTAGATGTAAGTGTTGCTGGTATTGTTGAAAATTGATTCAACGATTCAATTGCATTAACAATTGTTGCATCTTGTATAGCCGTTAATTGTCCAGCAATAAATGAGGCCGCAGTAATTGGATTACTCAACTGTGCAATTGATATTGCAGTTTTAATACCTTGCGCCACAGCTACAACTTGTTTAACCGTTTCAATTGTTTTTTGAATTTTAGGTATAGTTTCTTGAACTTTAGTAATTTGCTCTTGAACTTCAGCTAATTGATCTTTAATTTTTTTAACTCGCGGATCATCACATTGTGCACTAGCTGGTAACTTAACCGAGTCTTCTACTGTTTTAGCTACTTGCTCAGCTAATTTGTCTGTTTGTGTATCAAGTTGTTTCATAACTTCTGAAACAGCTTTACCTGGTAGTTTTGGTATAAAATCTAATGGTGGAACTACTGCACTCATAACTTTCCTTATTTACTTAAATAATATTTTTGACTTAATAGATTTTGTAATTCTTGTTGAGCAGAAATTCTATTAGATTGATCTATAAATGTGCCAACCATTGTACCACACTGAATTGGCGAACTTAATTGGCTCAATATTTTTTGTAAGACTTTTAATAAAACATCGCCATGCACCATATTAGATGCAGCTTCATCATTTCCTAGTTTTATATCTCCCGTAGTATTCAATATAATTGCACGAGGAGAATCAATTACAACGATATCTGTTTTTGCTTTTAAAATAACACGGTCTGCTGTTCCAATAAATTGTGAGCTTGCAAATTGTGATTCATTTGGTAAAAAACAAGATAATGAATTAGGCGAATTTTTATCACCTAATTTGAGTGTAGGTATATTTTGTGTGCTAGTTAAATAAACTGACGAAGCATCTTGTTCAATGTTTTCATTTACAAATTGTTTGTTTGGTTTATTTATTCTGCCATTAGATATTATTATGATTGGATCACCTATAGCATTTGACTTCCAAACTGGTTCTACACTGTATTTACCTGCAGTATAATTAAGTGAACTACCAAAACGTATACTATTGCTCCAACGACCTTCTAATAAAAAATCTCCTTCATATGGTTGTAATGGAGATACAGATTTTTGATTAAATGTATATCCTGGTTTAATTGCATCAATTTGAGTTTGAGTCAAATCAGATGACATTCCGGGTAACATGTTTTCGTTAATTGACGAATGAACATCGATCGATGTTATGTAGTACCATTGCTCACGCCATCTAGATGGAGTTGATTGTTGATTAAATGTTTTATAAATCAAAACAAATTCTCCTACTAACGGAATTTGTTTCATATTGATATTAGAAGGCTTAACAATGAATTCTTTTTGGTTGTAATATTCACTGCAAGATCTAACTTTTAATGCAAATAAATTATTAACTGTAGTATTAGATTGATCCGCGGGAATATACTGATACGTATCATCGTATGCTAAAACTTCAGCTACGTCGAATTCAATATTACGCACCTGGTTCCTTCTCTAATTTACTTTTTACGGCCGTAATACGCTCTTGTAATGCAATATCTTCTTGATCGATTGAGTCTAGTTCATCTTCTAACTCAGCAGTCATTGTTTTCTCAGCAATCTTCATTAATTGCTGTTTTTCTTCTTCACTTAACAAACCGTCTGCTCCTGCAATTGTTTGTTTTGTAGAAATAAAACGTTGAACGATAGCAGTAAGTTTAACGAGGTGATCGTCATTCTTAACTGCTACGTCTAAGTATTCTTTTATCAGTGGCACTATAACCGTTGCATCTGATGCATTACGGATAAGTGGCTGAAGCTGTGATATAAGTTGGTTGATTTGTCTATCTTTCTTTTTAGAATTGTGATAGACATCGGACATTAAGTCAGCAAAAGATGTGCCTTTAAATATTTCATCATTCTTGTCCATATCGTAAATCCTTTAATATAAATATCAAAAAGGCAGATTTACGAAGTTTGAACGTTCATATTCAAGGAATTTGTCTGTGTATATTTGTTTAAGTGTTTTAATGACACGTGTAATATTGTTTGTTTCTAATCCCGTACGCTCCCGGATAAAAATATACAACGCTTTTTTATTGAAGTCTTCAATGTTTTCTCGAGTTTCAAAAATATGAAGAATTGAGTCTGCAACATGTATATCTGTCCCATTCGAAAAAATGTAATTTAGATTGTCATAACAATATTCAATATACGCATCCATAAAATATTTTAACGTCTCACGCATTTCATCATTATGAATCTCTGTAATAATATTACGCTGTTCGTCAATGTCTAATTCCATTGTATCGGCTTTTAATTTAGCATACGCTTTTTGATTTTCAGCAATCAAATAATTAAAAGATGTTCTAGTATAATAAGAATATGCTTTTCCAGAATCTGGCTTAAATTTATTTAAACGTTCTGTTAAATATGTTACTAGATCTGTTTGTAAATCAACAAACGAAGAATCAATATAAGTTGGTTTAACTTTATTAATAAGATTTTCTGCTAACTTCATGAAGGCCGGATAGATAAATCTTCGATAAATCTTTTCACGTTTTACTCGGTCATCTTCGATACCATTATATGCGGTAATCGCAAGGTCTGTTATTTTAGTAAAGTATACATTACTTTTTTTCTTGCGCTTCGCCATCGAATAAATCTTTTAGTTCTGTTATTGTTTCTTTCAACATCTGGAATGTTGTTCCTGCTTCATCTTCTGCTTCAAAAGAACCTAAACGGTCAATTTCTTGCATCGTGTTATATGAATCTTCAATTTTACCAAACATATATGTATTAGTAACTTCAAGCTCTTCAATATATTCTTGTGCTTCTGCTAATGCTCCCGCTAAATAATAAGCACGATACATAAAATAAGCTGCACTTCCAAACAGAATGGAACATACTATATATAATATAATCATAATCAATCGTTATTAAATGCTCCAAAGATACTTGATATATCTGTTAAGGCTTGTTCAACATTTGGATTCGATTCTGCTAAGTTTTTCAATCCATTACTTTTTGTAGCTTTTGACTTTTCAACTACCGGAGCAGGAGTGCCGTCTTTTAAACGTTTCCAACGCTCATACTCAATAATTGATGCCATATGATCTGCATGGTGCAAAATAACCGGTAAATTTGTTTTTAATTTTGCTTGGGGCGCACGAGCAACAAAGTATGGTTTATTTGCATCATCATACATTCCATCATGAATCTTAATTGCTTGATATTCATTCCAAGTCATCTTAACTCCATATTCTTGTAACAACCAAACTGATAGGTCCGGTACCATTGCAAATGGAATTGCTGAATTGGTTTTATAAAGTTTACCTTGATTTTTTCTATGCCAATCCGAAGTTTCAACTTGATATACTTCATTGCCATCGCCTGGGAAACCTGCTTTACCTAAATCGTGGTGCATTGCTGCAAACATCATTTCTTCAAGAGTATATCCAGACATATCTGCACCAGCAGCACTCCACGTGGCATGAAGTGATTCAACACAATCCATAACACGAAGTACGTGGTCAACATATCCTCCGGCAAATGCATTATGAAAATGTTCCATTGAAGAAGCTGGCATAAATACCATTCTTTCTTCAAACATATCATACATTTTATTTAATGCATCTTTACGGGTTGGAAACAATGTGTTAACACGATTGCGATATTCTTCCCAATTTGATTTTATTTTTTCTGCTTCTAACATAAATTAGTTTTACTAATATTATAATGAATTATTTTTTGATTTCCAATTTTTCTCCGTTAACTAATCGTTGGGTACATTGCCAACAAGTTACCGAAGTTGCATTGTTATCAACTCGTTCACAGATGTTATCACAATATTTACATTGTAATTTTTTAAACCCACGTTGATTGGGAGCAAGTCTTGCTTTTTTTGCCATAAATTAAAGTTTAATTATTCGCGATCAATATAATAACGGGCTGAATCTAATTTCTTTAAAGCTCTTGACAAATTGTCTAGAGCAGATTCTTTATCTATTTTACCCTCTTCTAACATTTTGCCAGTAACTCTAACAATTTCTCGAGCATCTTCGATATCGTCTGTAATTTTTGCTTTGAATTTGTAATGTGCCATAACTTTATTTCCTTTATTATAAATATTAAGATTCTAAAATCAATGCCCTATTTTGAGTGCATTCTACGCCTACACGCATCAAAGCCTGCTCTTTTGCCTTTGCTTCTACCATAATATCTAAATCATCAACGCCATAAGACTTTGGTAAGTCTAAAATAAAGTCAGCATGAGCCTGTTCTTTGATCTTGGTAAATTCTTTGTATTGTTTGTGGAAGGTTGGATAATCTTCAATGTTATCCATAGAGATACCATGATGCTCAAACATACGTTCTACCATGGTTTGATACTCTCTACGACGAGATTCTGAATAATGGGTACATTGAGTCACACCATGCTTCTGCCAAGTGCTACGAGCCATCAAAAAGGCTTCTTCTTCAGACAAATCACCGGTATTGAAAGTGTGGTGCCAATAATCAAATGTAATTGGAATATCAATTTGAGAATGAACACGCTCATATAAGTCACGCACTGAATACATTGATGCCTTGTCATCATTCTCGATAACTAAACGAGCTTTGCATGAATCTGACAAACGATCGTAATTTTGCAACCAACGCTCAATTGTAGCATCTTTGTCGCCATAAGTAGAACCAATATGAATATTGATCTTGTTTTCAAAGCTAGGAGCAAAGCCCATCATATCAAATAATTCAGAATGGCGTTCTAAACTAACCAAACTATTATCAACAACATGGTCTTGCGGACTACCTAGAATATGAAATGGACCAGGGTGGGTTGTAATGCGATGGTTATGAGCCTTAGCATAATCACCTGCTGCACGAAGATGTTGTGCAATTTCTGCAATCTGCGGAAGTTCTTCTAGGCGATAATGATTCCACCTAGGAAATAATTCTGAACCCAAACGAAACAATGTAATGCCATTTGCTTCATTCCATTCTAGAATAGTTAACAAGTCACGGGCATTTGCTAATGCAATCTCGCCGGCCAATTGTAAACCACCTTGTTGAAACTTTTTGTCAATCATTGTTCGACCTGTGCGAATATTTTTTGCACTCAACTCTGTGTTGATGCAGGCATAACCGAATCTTATCATATATGGATTTTTTTATATTATATGAAAAATAATTCATAAACACAAAATTAAAATGCTTTTTTATTAAACTAATATTTATTAATATGATACAATTAAAATCATTATTCAATGAACAAGGAGCTGTAATGCGACAAGGGCCATCTGACCCTAACGCAATAAAAGGGGCATTTAATGCACAGCGAATTGCTCAACAAATATATGATGCAAAAGGCACTTTTTCAGATGATGAAGAAAAAGTAATGCCAGCAATACAAGCAATAAAAAATACCAAACAATATATTGAAGTTAATAAAGAATTACAAAAATTAACTGGCGGTCGTGGGATGGGTGAATATCTAACTAGTTTTTTAGATATCAATCCGAGATTAATGATTGCTAGTTATTTATTACAATTTATACCTGCAAACCAATGGGGCTGGACAATTAAAAAAATAGTTCCATGGAATGACTTTAGAACAGTAGCACAAAACGATCCGAGTATATATGATAAATGGAAAGCTGGTGAAACTAGTATAGGAGAAGAAAAAGCTCTTATTAAATTGATGAATGGTCCATATAAACAAGCTTGGTCTAAATGGAGTTCATTATCAGCTGGGGAACAATTGAATGCTTGGTGGAAAGATAATGGACATACAGTTTTAACAGTATTACAAATCGGCACAGCATTTCTCCCGGTTATAGGATGGGCAGTGTCAGCAGGTATTGGATTAATTGATGCAAATGAATATCGAAAAGAGGGCGATCCTAAAACAGCTGGACTTGTTGCTTTATTTTCAGTGATGCCAGGTATTGGTAAACTTGTACAAAAAATACCTGGAATGAATCAATTAGGCAAAAAAGGAATGTCACTATTAGCTAAAAAATTGAGTATAGCAAAAACTACGGCTGTGAAATTTTCAGCTGTTGAAATGGAAGTTATCAATGAATTAGCTAAAAATAATATCTTTATCAAACAACAAATTGAAGTGTTCTTAAAAACAGGAATTGCTAAAAGTGCAAAACAAGTTGCTGCATCAAAGGCAAAATCATATGTAAAATCAGGATTACTTAATTTTGCAAAGATTGCTGCTCCAGTAGGAGGCGCATTAGGTGTTGCAGCAGGATATAATTATACATACGATTCAGCAACAGCAGCAACGCCAGAACAAATACAACAACAATTGTTACAAGATTTGGATCAATTATATAAACAAGAAATGAAAAAATGAGTAACTCAAAACAATCATTAAATGAATTAAACCCATTGGAATATGCAGCAGTTATTTCCATAGGTGGATTAGCTATAAAAGGCATTGCTGCAGTAATTGCCAGAAAACTAGCAAAAAAATACGGCGTATTGGAACGTGGAAAAACATTGTTATCTTATATGTGGAACCGTAATAAATTAAAGGCAGCTGGAGTAACAGATAATGAAATGGGTGCTTTATATGCAAATGGCGGAGCAGCTATAGTTGATTTAGGCAAACAATTTACAAAAGAAGTCTTTGAGAAAGTTAAAGCAGGTAAAATAACTCCAGAACAAGCAATTAATGATTTAGATGGTATTATTCCTGAATCTGCTAGACAGGATTGGCTGAAAAAATTTAAAACAATTGCACCTGCAGGAGCGAAGGCAGGATCATCAATATTGAAGGCTACATATAGTAAAATAGTCGGACCTGCAGTTACTAAAGATGTAATGGAAGCAGCTCTTACTAAGGTATATGGAGCTGAAGGTCTTGCTAAGGCTAAACGTGCATATCAAGTATATTTAGATCAATACAATGCCGGCAAATTAGTAGTACCATTTAAAAATAAATCTATATTTCCCAATATAGATGATTGGACTGCTGCTACTGGATGGAAACCTAAAAATCCTAATTTAGGATTCAATGACAAATTAATGCAACAAAAAAGTGCATATCGTTGGCATAAACTTATATGGACATTACATCACTAAGTTATATAATGTAATATTTATATTTAAAATAGAAAAAACATTCAAAAGGAAATTATGATTAAATTAAAAAACATATTACAAGAAAATATGCGTAGCTTCGGAACTAAGAATTTATTAACCGAACAAGGAGCAGCTATTGAATTAATAGGTATGCCTCAAGTTAAAGCTGCAACGCAATTCTTTAAAGCAGCATATGATAAGCAAGTACCTGCTCCTAATTACATATTAGGACAATATTATTTGAAAACAAACCCGACAGATTTTAACGCTGACGTTCGTAAAAATTATTTCGGTAAAGTTTTAGGTTTTGGACTAGTTCGATTCGGTACAATGACTATACCATTGTTAACCAATGGCGCGCAAGACGAAGGCGGATCATTTCAATTTAACCCGGACCAAGTTACCCCGCAAGGGTATGACCTAGCATGGAAGGAATTGAGATTCTACTCGGAACCTTTTGGTCCTGTACCTAAAGATTCCGCAGGCATGGCGAACAAAATTAATGCAGCATTTAATCAAATACCATTAAAAGATATTCAAGCTATGTATGCTGCAACAAAGAATAAATATAACGCGCAAATTGTAGCATTCAAAGCATCGAAAGCTCCAGTATTAGCATTATTGACAGGAAATGCTAAAGCTTTCTACGGAGTATAAATAAAAGTAAAATATGAAGAATCTTTTATCAGAAAATATGATGCGATTTGGAACTAAGAATTTATCTGAATCAAACATTAGAAACATTAATAAATCTTTATTAACTGAAGGGGAAGTTGATTTAATGAAACTTCCGCAAGTTGCCGCAGCAACAAAATTCTTTAAAGCTGCGTGGGATAAGCGAGTTCAAAAACCTAGTTATATATTAGGTCAATATTATTTAAAATCTGATCGAGAAACTAACTTCGAAACTGCATATCGTTATATGGGAAGTGTAGTTGGTTTTAAATTAGCTAGATTCGGAACCTTAGTATTACCAGTTCCAGATTTATATATGGGTGGTAGATGGCAATTTGAAGGTACTGGAGCAAATGGTCCAATCGGCTTCAGTCAATTAATGTGGGATACTTCAGCTATAACTATAGAACCAAATATAAAGCCAGCTGATGCAGCAGCTTGGATCAATGAGGTATTTAATCAAATGCCACTTAAAGATATCCAAGCATTATATAATGCTTCGCCAGGAAAACCAAAATATGATACATATATTGCACAGTTAAAAACAGCAACAACTCCAATTAAGCCATTACTAACTGGCAATGCTAAAGCATTCTTTGGTGTATAAATAAAAAATATATAATGTAGGATAGGGGCTTTAATTAGCCCCTATTTTACTATTCGATAAAACATTGTGCACATTCCACATCGATGTTAATATTATTAAAGGTTAATACCGACCAAGTGTCTGAAAAATCTTTAATCATAATAACATGATCAATTAAATCTGGAATACCGGTATTATATAATTCTAAGATTTCAATTGTCTGAATATTATTTTTAAAATCATTAACATCTAAACTAAATTTTCCTACAATTTTCCTAGTATGATTAAATGTTGCTGTTAAGACCTCATCTGCATTTTTATCTGACATATAATCGTATCCATTAGAAAAATACATTGTGTCTGGAATTAATTTAAAGTATCCATGATTCCATTTAGTAAATCGATCATATGCTGAAATAAATGAATCTTTAATACTAGATTCTAATTTATTAACACGGCCGGAAACAACCATATTTCTAACGTGTGCTCCTGTATATTCAATACCGTAACGGTCTAATACTGCATTTTCAACTTCATTTAACATCGTAAATGTTATTTGCGAATATGTAACAGAATTAATTGCAATGGCTAATACTAATAATAACTTTTTCATCTCTTTTTAATTTAACTGATTAACTATTTAATTATACTATATAATAAGAAGAATAATTCATGAATCCAATCTATATGGTATTTTAATTTTACATATATTTATATAAAAGAATATAAACCTTAAAGGAAAACATGAAAAATACTTTAGCAGAAAATATGCTTAGATTCGGAGTTAAAAATTTATCTGAATCATCTAAAAGAAAATTAACAGAAGGACCAGCGAAACCGATTCAACCATATGCCGCGGTAAATCCAAAATCACTGAAGTTTGCAGATCAAGCAACCTATGATAACTTCATGACAACCAAGTTATACGGAAACATAATCATAGGTTGGTCTGACCAACAAGCTGCTGTAGACGGTAAGTATGGTAAATGGTGTCTAGAAAGGGGTAATCAATTTATTAGCGGGCCTCCATCTCAATATAAACTTATGGATGGTTATGAAGGTACTCTACAAGTAGTCGCAGCTGAAATAGCACAAGCATGCGTAGTACAAGGCCGCACGACATGTAGTGCGTTTCGTGATTTAAAACTCGCAGAATTTGCAAATTTAGACGCTATCCAAAAGTTAAAGAGCGCGGGTCTCTATAGAAATTTTTCAGGCGGCCCAGATTCTATATTAGGAAATGAGATGTCAAGTGCAGGC